CCCCGAGTCTAAAAATCAAAGCGGTAGTGGAAGCATTTAGGTTAAACTTTCCCGATGAAACCCTTAATCAAGATCTAAAATGTCTTGCCAATGCCATTCGTGCCATTGCAAAGCACTATGCTTGGGAAGATTTTAATACTATGTTACTCACGGCTGAGCAGCTCAAAGACATTGCAGATGAATTAGATGAATACCATGAATAATCTTAACATTCCACCACTGCTAGAAGCCGCTCTAAGATTGAGAGCCGAAAATGATCTCGGCAAACTCTTTTTACCGTCATTCGGGTCTAGGTTAATACCCCAACAATGAAAGATCCCATTTTTCTTCTACAATCTGGAGGCCCACTACAAACCGAAAAAGTTGCATGTAGCTTTTCGAATTATCCTATTAGGTACTGCTCTTTCGGTGATATTTCATTATTAAACCAGAAAACATCCATAACACAGTTTATTCCTGTTGGTTCGGTAGAGTTTGTTCAGGCATATAGCCAACATGTTAATTTGGTGTTACCAGAAGACTTTTCTTATGGATATGGCGGTAATTTGGACAAATATCTTATGAGATCTATCAGACTCGGAACTTACGGTGAGGCATCTACTGAAGAATTTGTAAAGCCAATTTACATAAAGTTGTTCACTGGTAATATAAAGGAGCAAATCGAGTTGGAGATGCCTGGTCTAATTTCTGATGACACGCCAGTTTGGATCTCTGAGCCTGTACCATTTGAGGCTGAATTTCGCTTTTATATACGAGACTCAATTGGTAGCGGCAAAATTCTGGGATGGTCAAGATATGATGGCGAACAAGTAATAAATCCTCTACCGGACTCTGAACTGGTTAATAATATTATGAAAGATTTGGAATCAATCGGGGCTCCTGGTGCATACACGATTGATATTGGATGGAGACCTGATCTGAATCAGTATTGTCTTGTGGAACTTAACGATGCCTGGTCACTAGGATTCTACGAGAATAATGATTCCCAATCAAATCCTCCGTCAAGGCAGGAATATGCCGATATGTTAGTTTCTCGTTGGAGTCAAATCCTATTTTCTAATTTAGTGTAATATGTTAATTATTTTACAGCTTTCTTTACTTTACTTTTTTGATGATGGAGTGTAACATATAATGAATCTCAACTTAAATTGGGAGAGTCATGCATCGGCTGAGGGTTGGACTGTAGATCGCTTACCAACGGCTGAAGATGCATTAAACGGATTTAGTAATACGAACTACCCAGAATCGTGTAAAGATCTTGTCCAGATTCATTGCTCTCACATTACCCATGAACATCTTACCAGGGGATACTCTCGCAATGGAAATGCTCTATGTCCATGGTATCAGGTTGTTCCTAGACAACCCTGGGCACCCCTGAACCGTTACACATACTCTTTTGGAGGCCACTATGAACCACTTTCAACCACTGCACAAATAAATATGACTAAATTTTCACCAGCAGAAATTGAGATTTTATTACACTGCTACACCTCCCCCGAAATACATCCAAGAATTGATAGTCCATGTGTAAAATCGGGTTTAGCCAATTTGGAGATGTGTCTCCTTATTGAACCGCAAGTTTATGAACATGGAGTTGACACTACAAATTTGAGCACACATAGAACAACTGAACGTGGAGTCGCACATATTAAACAATTGTGTAGTCTACCTTTACCTAAACAAGTATGGGCCGATCAAAATGGAAGAGTTATTGAATGAAAAAATTTAGACTAACTGAAGACCACATTAAACTACTAAGACACATGTGGGTTGGGTGGGGCTATAGTGAAACGGGTGCTCCCGAAATTGATCCCAAACGACCTTATGGTAACAGTGATGTTAATGGTGACATTCATAAGATCTTAACTGGAGAAGACCTTTCGCCAGATAGTGATGTTGATTATGATGAGTTACACCGGCAAACCGAAACTGCACTGCAAATTGTTTTACGTGTTGGAAAGTTTGAGCCTGGCGTTTATGTCTGTGATACTTATCGAAGTAATTGGAGATTGGAATCGGGAACAAATGAGTGGCAACCGATTGAAACAGCCCCAAAAACGCCAGATGCTTCAGGAATAACCCCGATGATTTTATTAGGATTTGCTGAAGACGAAGAAGGCTATTCTTTACCAACACATGAAGGCTTTTGGAATATTTCTTTAAATAAATGGGTAGTCAGTATAGATCCAAATTTTGGAGTTTATGGCCAGCCTACACATTGGCGACATTTACCTGCTCCTCCAATTTGGTGACAAATTGCGCCTAACTAAACAAGATATTGATAACTTCTTAGAAGAGTATAATACTCAAGAGAAAGCAAGAGAATTTCTGCATGAAGCCGGATTTATTGATGAAAATGGAAAGCTGACTAAACCTTATAGGAAAGAAAATGAAGAATAAAACAGTTACAATTTCAACTCATCCATTGCGATATGGCAATGAAAATGTAACAGAAGCATTTGAGACAAATAAAATCGGTTTTGAATTAGAAGTTAGAACCGAAACTTATAGACATAGTGATATTCTTGATTTGGAGACAGTTCTTAATTTGAAAAATCAAATTGAAAATGCTCTTAAAAGTTATGATGAATTTATGAACCGAAGTTCATTTCAACCATGAGAACCAACTACACCTATACCTATTCAGAAGAAGACTTAAACGCTTAAGGATATAGTTAGAACGCCTTTTCTCTGGTGTGGACTTTTTAGAAGAAAACTTCTCGGTAGTTCTACCTTTCCAATTTAATCCAATACCTGGCTCGCTTTCAAGATGAATTACTACTATTTCCGGTAGTAATTCTCTTTTTTGTCTGGGCCATTTTTTGCAATGAATAACATCGGTTCTGTCGGCAAAACCATGTTTATTTGGGTACGTGAATACGTTTGATTTTAGGGGATTCCATAGTTGAAAGTAGCCAATAGGCTCATAACCACCATGATGGGTCTTATACTCGCATAGTCTTACACCAACCGGAAATTGTGTCAAATGCACAAATATCCAGGCATCTTGTATAGGTTTAGGTGAATTTTGAAACTCTTGCCATTCATCAAAACTCGGACACATTAATCTATCTGCTCCGTAAATCTTAGTGGAATCAAGAGGAAGATTTTCTAAAATAGATCTAGTCTGTGGTGGTAAATAAATATCGGCATCTAGATGTAGCACCCAACCATTTTGATCTAAATGTCTGAGACCTTCGTTAATTCCTCTACCCTTATTGAATGTATCTCCATTCTCATAAAAGGCATTGGTCTGAACACACATTACGTTATAGTATTCACATAGCCTTTTGGTCTCTAGGTCTTCAAAATCGGTTACAACAACCAATTTGTCAAACTGATTTTTGGTGCTAGGTAAAGTATGAGCTAAAAAATCTGAATAGTTTACGCAAACTATAACTGCTTCTAATTTCATTGTAATATCCAATCCTACAAAATTATTTATGAATCTGAGACAATTAATACAGAACAATTGGGAAGGTCGGGCATTTATGAAAATTGCCGCCAATAAAGATTACAGAAAGGAGATTGAAGATAAGACTTCTTTTTTGAATTCTTATTATGAATGTCTAAAACTAAAGCAGAGAGCTTATGTTTTGTTGAATGATCTATCAGAAGAACAACTGCCTTATTGTAAATGTGGGTGTGGCAGAAGAGCTAGTATTAATAGATTGGCAGAAAGGGGATTTAGTGAGTATTTTAATGAGGAGTGCCATAGAAGAGCACCTAAGATTTCTGATGAGGCTCTAGACAAACTTTCTGATAGAGACTGGTTATTTGAGCAGAGAATAGTTCTTAAAAAGGCCATTGAGACTATTGGTGAAGAATTGGGTGTGTCACATGTTCCTGTTAAAAAGTGGCTCAAGATTCATAATATTGATAATCTGGTTGATGCAAGAAGAAGAAATGCGGCTGCTACCGAAATCTTTAATGATAAAGAAAAACTTGAGAATCTATACAACTCTGGACTGACTTGCGGGGCTATTGCCGAGAGTCTTAATAGCTCTAAGGGGACCGTTTCAAGATGGCTTGTGTATCACGGTATTGAAAGAAGACCACCAAACTCTTATGAGAGAACTATTAATAAAGTCAGTGGCGAAGAGCGGGAACTTATTGATTTTATTGAAGAAATATACTCTGATGAGATTTTGACTTCTAATCGTTCGGTTCTTAACGGACGAGAACTTGATGTTTATTTGCCGAAACATAACCTGGCTATTGAGTATAATGGGCTTTATAGTCATTCTTATAAACCTTGGGCTGAAAGTGAAAGTTTAATTAAAGGTCCAAACTTTCACCTATCAAAAACTCTTGAGTGTGAAAAACAGGGTATTCAGTTGATTCACGTTTTTAGTGATGAATGGAACTACAGGCAGAATATTGTTAAGTCAATTCTTAAAAGTAAGTTAGGTATTAATGAAAGAATTTATGCCCGTAAATGTAATATTGTTGAGGTTGGTATTAATGGTAAGAATAAGTTTCTAAATGACAATCACATTCAGGGTGAAGATAAGTCTGGAATTAAACTTGGACTAGAATATGAAGGCAATTTGGTGTGTTTAATGACCTTTAATAAGTCCAGGTTTAATAAAAATTATGAGTGGGAATTGGTGAGGTTCTGCAATTCTGGTGGTCTTAATGTTGTTGGTGGTTTTAGTAGGCTACTGTCTTATTTTAGGCGCGAATATTCTGGGTCTATTGTTTCTTATGCTGATAGGCGGTATTCTAATGGTGGAGTGTATGCTAAGAATGGATTTGATTTGATACGAGTTAATAAACCTGGGTATTATTACGTTGATAAGAATTATTTGGTTCGTCATAATCGCATGAAGTTTCAGAAGAAACTTATTGGTGCTTATGATTGTACCGAATATGAAAAATCCCGAGAGATGGGCTTTAATAAGATATTTGATTGTGGTAGTTTGTGTTTTGGGATGAATTATGTTTCAGAAAAATGATGAACGTGTTTATGATGTTAGATCGGACTATTACGTCTACCGTCTTATTAATCCATTAAGTTGGTCTCCTTTTTATATTGGAAAGGGTAAAAAATGGAGGTGCTATCAACATCTTAGCGCCAGGAACAATTATTCGCACAATAAGAGGCTTGGTGGATATATTAGGAATCTTAGAGCTGCTGGAATTGAGCCCGTTGTTATTAAGATACGTGAGGGAATGAACGAAGAAGCTGCTTATATTTTAGAAGAGCAAGAAATTCTTAAATATGGCCGCAAAGGATTTGATGAATGTGGCATTCTTATGAATATTTTTATTGCTAATAGGCCAGAGAAAAGAATTGGAAGTGATAATGGATTTTATGGTAAAACTCATAGTGATGAAACAAAAGCACTTTTAAGAAAGCTTGGTACTGGCAGAAAGCATAATGATACAGTAAAACGTAAAATAAGTGAATCACATAAGGGTAACCAAAATCAGATGAACACAAAAGAAAAATAGGAGACAAATCAAGAGGAAGAATATCAAAAGAAGAAACTAAACAGAAACTTAGAGAGTATAATTTAAGAGAAGATGTATTAAAAAGAAATATTGAATCAAAACAAAAAGAATGGATTGTTATAAATCCCGATGGTGTTGAAGAGTTTGTTGTAAATTTATCTGATTATTGTTTAGAAAATGGATTAAGTAGAAGTAAGATGTATTCGGTTGCTTCTGGTAACAGGAAACACCATAAGAAGTATAAATGTAGAAAAGCTGATGACCAATAAAAAAGAGGGTCATCAGGACCCTCTTATGATAAATGTCAGCGTTTGCTCACATTAAGTTGGCCACGCGGACGCGACGGTAGTAACGATTGGAGTTAATATGTAGTCTACCTTGACCTTGATCAGTACCTTCGGCGAAGGGATTAGCAACCAAACCATATCGCGTCTTAAACCCGATACGAGGAGTAAAGGTGTCCTGACCTACGGCACGAACCATTTGTAGCGGCACATATGGCGCATAAAAAATTCCAGCGTCAAATGGATTAGATCCCTTATAACCTACCACATAATATTGATCGGCGCTAACGTTAGCTGAATAGGGATCAATATAAACACGCCATTTACCCATAAGAACGCCAGCAAAGGTATTACCGGTATCATCAACATTAAGGTTAGCATTAAGAGCGGGAGTATAGTCAAGTACACCAGCCATAGTAAGCGCAGAGGCTACGTCGGCAGAGCACATGATAACATTACCCTTTCCGCGACGAGTACGTTGAGCAATAGCATTGGCATCGCGCTCAATTTGGAACAGAAGACCCTTGAACTTCTCAACAGACCAACGACCATTGGAATCAACATCAAGGTCAAAGATACCAGGAGTAGCAACATTTACGGCGGCACCCTGTTCGGCAACCTTATAGATTGTACGAATAACTTCGCGGTTGATTTCAGTTAGGATTTCAGTAGAGAGAATGTTGGCAAGTTCAGCTTCGGCACTAGTACCGTGAATGGCCTTAAGATCTTGAGCAAGTTCAAGAGTGTATTCAGCCTTCAGGGCGCGGCTCTTGGCCTCAACAAGAACCTTCTCAATGGAGAAGCTCATTTCGTTGAATTGGTCTCCAGCAGAATAACCGAGGGCTTCTGCGTCACCGGTACGCATACCTTGACCGACTTGATAGGCGGTAGAAGATGCAGTACCAACGGGATTCAACAGACCAGGGTTAAAGCCAGCATTGTTGCTATTGGTTGTACCCATACCAACGGCAGCATTAGTAAACCCGGCATTAACATTGAAGCCGCTATCTTGGCCAGAGAAAGTGGTATCCACTTCGTTGTAGAAAGTTTCAGCGCCGAATTGATCCTTATAGCGTGAGCGCATTGCAAAGATTAGGCCGGTAGGACCGGTCATCGGTTGAACGCCAGCTAGATCATATGCGACCAGATTAGGCATTGACCGACGAATCAGTGAGATAAGTACAGGGTCAAAACCGGCAACAGGGCCGGCGGCATTAGCACTACCACTAAAACCACCAGTAGCGCCAGCGGCATTACCGTAGGTAGTTTCAAATAGAGTACCATTAGAAAAGCTTTGATCTTCGCGGAGAGAAATTTCTTGATTTTCTAGAAGTTGAGCAGTAACCTTTTTGCGGTGAGAATCCTTGATAGGATCTAGACCGTCATAGTTAAGAAGAGGAGCCCACTTTTCTAGCAATTGTTCTTGATTCAACATTTGCATTTGATTTTTACCTTTTTGTAGTTTTGAATTTGAGTAATATTAAAATCAGATTTTGGAGAACATATTAGCCACCTTAAGATAGCTTTCCATAGAATTAGAGACTGGCTCTTGATATTCGTAGGCTTCCGACAAATCGGTTACTGTGCTCCTGGTTGCTCTATGAGTTGGGAAATAAGATTCCCTAAGAGTTTCCAACTTATCCCTATAAGTTTGTTCACCTTCAAACTCAACACTTTCAGCAAGTGTGGCGAGCTTCTCCTTCTGAGTGACGGCTAATCCTTCAGAAACATCATCAAGAATTCTATCTGCAACCGACTCAGAGAGTCTTTGGTTTAGACGAACATTCTTTTCAATTTGCTCGTTGAGTTTTTCTTCCATTTCATCTAGTTTTTCTACCATTCCTTCCAGAACGTCATACTTTTCTTCAGGCATTTCCACATAATGTTGTTCACAAAGTCCCTTAAGACCTTCTAAGAAAGATTCGGTTACTTTAACCTTGATACCGGTCTCCACTTGAAGACGGTTTTCCTCTAGCCATTCTTCTGATACATAATCCAGATAAGCATCTACTCTTTCTTCAAGTTCTTCCTTGATTGCTTGTACTTCTTCCTTAAGAGCGATCTCGTACTTGACTTCAAGAGCTTCTTTGAGTTGATTTGCTCTAGTCTTAAGAGCAGCCTCAAAAATAGTGCGAGCCTTTTCTTGGAACTCTTCAGAAAGTTCTTCACCTTCCATAAGAGCATTTACATCTTCATCTACATTGAAGTCTTCAACATAGATTTCTTCTTCTAGCTCATCTTCTACTTCTTCGTCTTCTAGTTCTTCGTCCTCATCTTCTAGAACTTCTTCATCTTCGTCATCTAGAGATTCTTTAACCGCACCGGATGCCAGTTTGGACATGGGTTCAGCAGACTTTGCCTTGCTGTTGACTACATCTTTTACTGCAGAAAGGCGGGCGGATGGGTCCTTAAGCTTTGCAGAATCATCATCATTCTTATAGTTTTCAGGAGTGGGACCGCCCAAGTCTTCCCAACCTACAGTTTGACCAGGAGGAATATTGCCAGACAACTTTTGCATTGGTTCAGCGGGCTTAGCACCGCTATTCACTGCAGTTTTTGATTGAGAATTCTTGGCATCCATATTGAAATCTTTTTATTGGTAATCTATGTTTATTTAGTAAAGTAATTGTTTTCAGATGTTACTTAAGAAATGATTGAATATTTCTAATTTCTTTTCTTCTAATTGGCGAGATTGAACTAACTTGTTGATAGTCTTTTTAGTATTCTCAAGTAACCATTCTTTCTTTGTTACATCAAAGTACCATTCTTTGCCTTCCATAATTCCATTAACAAATGCAGTAGTACAGGAAGGATCGTGAACAATATCTGCGACAGTTGAGAACATTAGGTCATCGCCCACGATGTTTACCCCCTCATTGGTAGATCTTAAAGAACCAACTGCTCTTGAGGAAACACCGAAAACAACACCTTCTTCGTGGAGGTTTTTTACGATGTTTCCCATTGGGGTATTGGTTATGGAAGCCTTACCATAGAAATCGTTGCCCCTTCTGGTGATAGATTCAATGATATGAGATACTCTATCATAATTAATAGTTGGGGTTGCACTATGGCCAAGCTCTCCTACTGCCCTTTTTCTATTAACAAAGTTCTCAATATAGTAGTTTACGGCATTATTAAGAGTTTGAATTGGATAAACTCTTCCATTTCTATTTTTAGTTTCAGCCTGGCAGAAAACTCCTTCAATATATAATTTCTTCTTACCGTTTACATTTTCGGTAAGCATTTTCACGTCTTGAGCTTCTTCTGTAATGAGTTTCATTAAAATTGCTTAATACTATAAATTATTTAGTTGTTGGATTGATTATAGTAATCCAACAATTAAAGAAGTGTCCTGTTTTATTTTTGATAGTGCCCCTTCTGATGGAGTTAAAGGTGTGGATCCACTTGTGGGGATTCCGAGGACTGTACGAATGGCTGATTTTTCTCCGGCTGTCCAATCTCCGCTTCCGCCACCAGAGGAATTGACGACTGTGCTTGCGGCGGATTGAATGAGCAGAACTTGGACTCCGGGACTATACGCGATCGGGTCTCCTGCTGGTCCTCCAACGAGGTTTCCTCCGGCGACCCTGGCGATATAGTTTCCTGTTGTGAAGCGAAGTTGCCAAACCCCCAATAATTCGACGGTGAGACCGACTTGAACCCCTGGCCCGAGTTCGACGAGTCCTGTTCCTGCTGCGATTCCTTCATAGATAATTCCCTCCTCGCTCGCTTGAGCTAATTTTATTGCAGTGTAAAGTGTTGTGCAGTCAACATCGTTGACGCCGCTATCTACGTTGATAAGCGAATTTTGAAAATCAAATGTAAACGGGGCCGAATAAAAAGGCATTTCTTATACATCACTATTACGGCTGGCATTGACGCTACCCCCTGCTGCCGTTACCGAGAGCAGAGTATTGAATGGTATAATTGGAGTCGCACCGGAGCCATTTCTCACATCCACTCTCACTGTGAAATTTGTGGAATAAATGAAAGTCACACTCTCGCTGGTTCCAGATGAAACCTTGTCAATATAAGGAACGAAAACATCATCTGCAGTTACAATGTTTGATGCAAGACCCGGAGATAAGCCAGAGAATGTCTTGGTTCCTGCATTAAACGATGTGTAAGTGTAACGTAGATTTTTAATGCGAATTACACCGGAAGATGGAGTGTCAGTCTTAATTGATTCAACTACTTGAATTGAAGTTGCACCGCTAGATGCTGCTACCGGAGTATATTCATCTTTGAGGATACCCCCTGAGCCATTCTCTCTTGCGGCTAACACTCGGTCTCCGGCTACAAGATTCCCTAATGTGATTCCGATTATAGTAGGTGGAACTTGACTGGTTCCGTCGTGTGCTATTAGCTGATATTTTGTGGCTTCTGCTGGCAATACACCAGTTAACCACCAACCTTGAGCAACGAAGAATGTTCCCCCCGCGAAAGTACCAAATGGAGCAGATGGAATTTCTGTGTAGGCGGAGTTCAAAACTCTATAACGCCATCCTGGAATACTGTTAAGCGTTGCGGTGCTATTTTCTCGTGTAATATATTGTAAATATTGATAAGCCTCTTGTAGTGTGCAAGAGTTGGATAAGGCAATAGTACCCTTGTATAATTTAGAGCCGTTACCATTTCCCAAATCTTGGTTTGTATCGCCAAAAGTCACCGTGACCTTACTAGACAATAGAGCGGCGTTGACTTCAGATAACACGATGTTAGAGTCAAGTGCCGTAGATAGAGCCGCATTGGATTCGCCACCAGCCGCAAGGTTTACGTCAAAGTGTGAATAAGATTGTCCCCATTTTCGAGAAAAAGCTGTAACGTTACCCGAATCGATCAGGGATCCGCCCATACGAACCTTTACTAAAATCTGAATGTGTCCGTTAGACCAAAATGTGGTGAGTTTAGAACCACTCTGCACAACATAAACTGGTGATGCTGATACTATACCACCGATGGTTTTCAGGCCGGAATATTGTACTGCAGCACTCTGCTGTTTGATAGAACCAAAGTTTATAAATTGTGCTGCGGTGTCATCAAGGTTAAATGCCACCGAACCATCGGTCAATAGGTTAAGCCTTGAGGCTACCGCTCCATCACGAGGACCATCCAGTTTAGATGGGTTAGGTGCTAAAATGTCCAGTAAATCATTACCGGATGCTGCGGCATCATCCGCTAAATCTTGTAGCCACTCATGTAGAGCTAGTACCGTATAAACCTCCGTACCGGCTCCAGCTTGGCGGCGAATATCACCCGTGGCTGAAATTGTAAAGTCTGTTGCGATAGGCATAGCGGTTCTCTTTTACTGATCGGATTCTTGTAGGGCGACAACGTTTGTTGTTGCAGTTGGAGAAATGGATACTTGGGTTATCCAAGGCTTATATGCGGGAATACTACTCGCATTTCTGGCCTCAATTTTTACAGACCCAGTGTATTGAAAATCAAAGTTTAGGGCCGTACCACCACCACAAGATGCCTGTTGTAGCAGGCCGCCAGTATCTGCTCGTGTTACTTTTACCCGAGTTTGTGGTATAAGATTAGTTATGTTAACTAAAGATCCTGGTAGAGGATGTTGAATCTGTTGCGAAGTTGCATCAGTTTGAATAGACATAGACAGAGCGGTTAACAAAGTTGTTGTTGCCGCTATTATCGGGTATGTGCGTACTTGTAGTAGATACCCATTTGCTGCAGTTACCGCAACATTGACCGGAGAGAATGTAATGAATTCAAGGGTGCCAACGTTGCTCGTGAAGTTATTAGAACATGTGATCACATCTCCAGATATATTGGTTACGGTTGTATTTTGCGGTAGTCTAAAAGAACTGGTCTGAATAAAGTCGCCAATTTGCGGTTGTCTTGTGAGAGCAATTCGGTCTGCCGTTGTTATCGTAACAGTATTATTTCCGCTTACTCCACCGGAAGCCCTACGGACTGTGTTTGCCAGAAATGACCAAGAGCCACCAAAGCCACTGCCCGTATCAATTTTATATTCAAAAATTAGGTTTTGACAATCCGTCCCCAAGACCGAGCAACCCCCGGAGAAAGCAGTGTGGCCATACATCCTCAATGGTGTGGTCCAAGACACATTGTCAGTCAGGCGCGAGATAATCATAGATCCAGAGCCACTAAAGCCCGAGCCCGTGCCTAGTGTGGTTGAACACTGCGCCGCTGACGCGAGTGTTGGTTCGTTTGCCATAATTGTAATTCGGCCAGTGGTGGTCGAATTGTAGGCATCGTCCCAATGTGAGCCCGCGTTACCAGACTGACCTGTGCGTTGATTGGTCCAGCGACCACCACGCGAGAGTGCGTTTGCCGTAGCTATGGTTTGTGGTGTAGTACCATCGCCCCAGACATCATAAGCGGAAAAAACCGGCGAAGAAAGAGAATGTTGAATAACACCCAGTCGCAAGCCGGTCGCGTAGCAGCGGCGCACCTCTCCGGTTGTTCCAGCCGCGTTAGATGCGAAGATATAACCAGCGGGGTTGATTGTGCCGGCGTTGAGCGGCGCGGTGGGAGAGCCGAGGTTCCGAACGGTGAGATTGGCGGTAAACCCGAGTGTGCCCACATACTCAGTGAATGGATGATTATCGTCTATCCCCGGAATGGCAGCCATTCCGTCAACCACGATATTTGTGCCCTGCACGCCAATCGCCCGTGATGCAATTGCGGGCGTGGTGCCCGTCATATTGTCACAATGGGTGGGGGTTCCAATAGTAAAATTTTGTACGTTGAAGTTTGCCGCCCCCGAGATGAAAGTACAATCCGCGAACTCTCCACCCGACGAAATAATACTGACAACTACAGGATTAACCCCAGTAATAGGGGTGCGTTGTGACCGGCCTTGCATCACCCGAATCTGTTCAAACCTGGAACGGTAAGCATTGATATTGGCTGAAGCTGTGGTGTTGAAAGCAATCCCCGATGCTCGTACTATTCTAGAGTCGTAGAGAAATAAATTTGCACCATTTTGAAACGATAATGGGGAGCTGGTGGCATTTTGATATAGAGTCGGCGCGAAACATGAATTACGAATTTCAGTGTAAAAGTTTGAGATATTGATCCCATTGACAAAAGCTGAGTTTTTAAGGGTGAATGTTATTGGAGTTGCGTTTGTAACTTGCCAGTTAAAAATAACAGTATCTTGGTTGAATACTCCCCCCTGTATATTCAGGGCGTATCTCGCTTGGTACGAGACATATTGAGAGGTGTAGTCGGCCGCCGTAGATGTGCCGAGAATTACGTTTGGGATTCTAATTTTTAGACCAGATGTGGGCTTGAAGCCCGCATTGTTTGTCCCACGTTTGGCTAATTGTACGGTTCCAGCAAAGGGGTCTGAAAAGAAAAACTTGCCGCGCACATCGGTCGGGATGAATGTGTGGCTGTTTTGAATGACAGCCCAGAACCCCACATATACACCCTCAGACGTACTGCCAGCATAGGTTGGCAATCCGCTCGAATAAGTCGGCGTTGCGGAATTGGCAAGGGCCACGAAACTGGTTAGCACGGTGTTGGCGACGTGATCCAGCGTAACTTCGATTTGATACCAGCCGCCACCCAGCGATGTGATGGAAGAACTCACACCTGTTGGCGAACCGACACTTGGGTTGGCGATAATCGTACCCGCCACCAGATCAACCAGGGCACCGTAGCGGGTAGCACCCCCACTGGTGGATAGCTGAACCACGCACCATTGACGTGTTTCCTGCCTGACGATTGCGCGATGTGTATAAGACCCCGCTTCCATCTGCGCGGCTAGCAGGGTTTGGCCGTTCCACGAGTGAACCCCGTTCGCCACAGTCTCCCGCACACGCTCCGCCGCTGGATAATTCGCAGGTCCGGCGATTGCGTTTCTCGTGAAGGTCGTGTTTGTATTTCCCGAACCTATGTCGGTGTTCGGGTATAGGCCATTCCAAGCGTCTGCCGCATTGGCCCACCACTCATAAACTCCCGATCCCGGCGCAGTCTCAACCTGCACTGCCGGAAATTCATCGCGCACCGGCATCTGGATTGTCTGATTGTCGGTGCCGTCAGTCGTGCCGATTTCATACCAGTCACCTATCACAGAGGCGTTTGCCATGCGGGGCGTATTCATGGTGGAACCCGACTGCCCCACCAGATGAATCCAACTGCGCCTGCCCACATTGGCGGCGATGATAGTTGCCCCACCAGGCAGCGTGATTGTCTCGCCAGCTTGGAAATTCCCGGTCCTGGACCGCAGCTTAATGAAGCCCGCCATAGGCATGGCAGCGCCCGCTACAGCCGGGGTGAACGATCCGCTAGCCCATACGCGGGACAGTTCGCCTGTCGCCCCGCTGGTGCCGCCTGTGACCATGTTGGACCCAAGGGTCGCTTGTGCCGGCACGTTGCCAGACGACGATGAAAACGGTACTTCCCAAATCTGCGTACCGTCAATCGCAACCACGCCGCCGAGCGTAGATGAAACAGTGATGTTTCCGAAGACTGCCGCTTGTTGGTTAAACCGCGTATCTGCATCAATCGTCAGCGACCCACCGTTAATGTTGATAGTTTCCCCGTTGAGCAGACCAGAGATTGAATCGCTGTCGTAATTAACAGTGGTTGTGATAGTTTGGTTGGCCATTCTATAGTATCACCTCGGATATATTAACGAGTCTTTCTTGGGCATCGTAAGTAAAAATCTTTCGCAGAGTTTGGGTTCCGCTTGCATGGTTGGATTGTGTAAGTTTGCCTCCAACATCGTAAGTCAAAGTTTTTATGCTTCCATTGAAATATGTTAAAGATTCAACTCTTCCTTGTGCATCATAAACTATCGTTGGGGACTTTCCTATAAATGGGTTAGTCTGTGATGTAATACCGGTTAGTTCTGAACCATCTCCCACAAATTTTGTGGCGGTTACAATTCCGGCATTCACGTTATTTATATTGAGATTGCCTAAAACTGCTACATTCCCTTTGAATTGAGTATTAGTTCCAGCAAAGCTAACGACAGTATCACCAGAGGATGATAAAATATTATTGCCACCTATTCTTATTTTTCCACTGAATGATGTGATTCCGGTATTGGAACCATTACCAATATAAAAGGAAGTTGGACTGTAAATTAGACGATCTGGGCTAATTTGAATGCTGCTTCCAATTGATAAATTTTCAATTAATGGATTATAGGTTAAACCATAATTTGTATAGAGTGATTCTTTAGACGCTGGAGTATTATCTGAATCAACTAAAGTTAGATAGAGTGTTGCATTGGAATTATTACTTTGTGTGTAGATAGTGTATGCGCTATCTGCCATAGGGTCTTGAATGGTACTAACGAGTATATCTTCTTCCGAATTATCAAAAGTTAGCTGTAGAGCCGCATCAGTAGTATTACTTTCTGTGTGAATATTGTAAACGCTATTTTCCCGAACTATGCTTACAGATCTAGAGCTATTTGGTTCAAAACGTACTCTATAACCTTCAATCATACCGATGAAGTATCCTCTACCATGATTGTGCCCTTAACGGGCTTAATTGTCTCAAATTGATTAGTAAGAAGTATATCAAAGTAGTTTCTACCGGTGGATAAAAGTTTTGTGGTTTCTTTATTCATACTAATAGTAACACGTCCGGTTCCGCCTAAAACCTCAGCAACGAAAGAGTTGAATTTGGCAGAAGCTGGATATTTTCTTATTTTGGCTGTTGCAACATAACCGTTTATTGGTAGCGGTTGTCCATCAAAAGAGTCAATCAAAAAAGATACAGAAAAATCTGTACCCTTTTCAATAGTAATTCCGGTGATTTCTTGGGTTGCCATGTCTTATCAGTTAGTAAACCCAACTTTATTGACCTTAATCGCTGAACTTGTAAAAATGACTTCCGTAGGCAGTTTTTGTAAAAATTCTACGCTATAACGGGGAATAGTAAAAGAATTTGAAGTGCTCGCTCCAACAGATGTTGAAATGCTGACTATAATTTCACCACCAGTATCGTTGCAAACTCTAACACAGGTTGCCGAATTGAGACTTGTTGCAGTTCCGGTTGTAGTTGGGGTTGAAACCTGGGTTTCAATTAGCTTTGTAATTTGCATTATTATAGATCATTCTTATGTATTATTTATAAATTTATCTACTGATCTCTTCCCAATCCATAGAACCATGTATACTAGAGTTGCCTAAACTTGCGGCAGCCGCTAAAGTTAATTCAAATGGTGAATTTTTCAGGCCGTCTCTTTCCAGTTGAAACTTAAATAGAGACTCCTTTAGAATATCTACAACAGTCTTAGAATGATTTGAGGCACTGAGATACCCTGATGCTAAAACATGTCCTCCAGTCAAACTTTCACCGTTAAGTTTATATTCAATTGAAGAGTTTATTCCCGAATCAATCCAAGTTCCACCGCTTGTTGTTCCTTTTGAAACAACTTTCCAATTGTAGTTAGAATTATTCGTAATACCCATAATGGACAATGCAGTGAGAATTACTATTGCATCTAATCTATTCGGTGTTGCTTTCAGTCTAATTGAAATAATAGGATATAAAATTCCCGCGACCGGTAGATTTACTGGACCTGTGATGGGCGTACCAATAGTTTGTTGGAATCCTCTTAATTCATAACCACCCTCAGAAATTACGGTTGAACAAACTTGTTTCAATGTACTTGAACTGGTTGTAATTCCTGTATTAGAAATTTCATACCTTAAGGGTAAGCTAGCGGTTGTTATGTAAGTTGTTTGGATTCTATTTGCATGGTGAAAGGAATGTGCATGAATATATTTACCGTCTATTACAAATCCGGCTCTGACTGTTCCCTCTCCCAACCATTGAATATCTGTCCAGAAAATTTGAGCCTTAGAAACATCCAATTTAATTCCAGATGGATTAGATACACCAGCTCCGGTTAAGGTATCAATATTCCATGAAGACTGTGGAACTCTTGTTTCGGAGACTATTCCAGTGACATTACTTCTTTCTACGATGTTTACAATATTTCCATCTTGTTCAAAATATATTCCATTATCATCTCCAAAATAACCAATTCTTTGGCGAAGATTTGGTTTTGGTGCATTCATAATTCCAGTATTTTCAATGGTTAAACCCTTACCTGGCTGATAAGAGATTACTTTAGTTGTTTCTCTTATTATTTGACTTGTAGAACCAGTACCAACCGTGAGATCAACCAGCCCCTGGTATTGATTAAATGAAAATGTGCTACCCGCACCGACAACTATAGTTGACCATAAATTATTATCTCTATAACGGTGACTTGAATCAAATAAGGTTAAAGGGTTTGAAACCTTTAGCCTTCCAAATGCATCATATAAATTTTTACTTGGTTCATATAAATGAGACATTAGATTATTCTCCAACCATTTCTATAAATCACTGTTAACGAGCCATAATTATAAGCTAAAGTTGCACTATCTTTTCCGTCAATCGTATCGGTTCCAGATGGAATTAAAACTATGTAACGATTGGGACCATTAGAAGCCTGGCCCAATTCATCTTTGATGACATAACAAGTTCCATCCTCAATATTAATAGGAAGATTAATCGTCACAGAACCTGGATAATTGACTCCAATATAATAATCGGTTTTTTGAATATTATAAACATTTGAAGTTACGCTTATGGTTGAATATCTAACTCCACTACTTCCTGGGTCTGCTCCTTCCCACTTTTTTGTGTCGTTATTATACCTTAAAAACTTATTATTAGTTTTTACAGAATTTCTGTCTACATCATCTAGGAACTCTAGGCGGGTTTCGCCTCCTCCACCAAGAGTTGAGAGCTGCTGTTGTATTCTTGCTAAAAATAACTGATAATGCTTTTGAAAAGCATCAACAGTCATAAAAGTTTGATCTAGAGGTGTTAATGGATCTTTATTTTTTACTTTGGTCGGCTCGGCAATAAGACCCAAAGAATTTTCGTGCAAAGATTGGCTTTCAACTTTAGCTGTAGAACTTAAGACTTTAGCTTTTCTTTTTGGTTTAATTTCTTCATTTAATGGTTTGACGAAAAAATCATCAAAAGAAGTAGAAATTATTTCTTCTACTTCTTGTTGTTGTATTTTCTTTTCTCTACTTACGGCCTCAAAAAATTCTTTGAGGTCTTTCATTCATCTTCAGAGCCGTTAAATAATGATGCAGATACTTCGGGAACCAATTCATCAATCTTATCTAGGGCCTTTCCGGATAGAATTTGTTTAATTCTATCACTAATTTGAGCCTGTGAATCATCGGCTGCAATTAAATCAAGCAAATCTTGTTCGTCCATTTTGTTATATAATAACTAAGTCTATTTAGATTTCTCCTCCCTTGGGCATTTTTGGTTCAATGGGAACTTTGCCAGATTGACCCTTTATATTATTTCCGGCCTGTGAGGCCACTACAGGGGCTTCTGGAGGGCTTACAGGGGCTTCCTGGGGTGCCATATTAGGATCTAACGGTAAACCAGTTTCGGGATCAATCGGGGCATTTGGATCTGGAATAATTCCATCCTTTATCTCCTTACTAATAATCTCATCTTGCTCAATAATTTCTTCATCAGTCTGACGAAGAATTTTCCGGCGTAGATAATCTTGCGAGAAATATCTTCCAACATAAGGTTCTGCCATAGTTACCATATTGAGCCGTTCAGTAAATAGCTCAGATTCCTTAAGTTCGGCAAAGTGATTATCGTATAGGAAATCAAACTGAATGTGTTCAGCCATCTTTTTCCAATCTTCTGGTGTCACAATATTCTTTAGTTGAAGTTGTGTACCCAAAAGATCAATAAAAAGTTGAGAAAATCTCTTGCGCAGTCTCCCCACAAATTTTGTAAATTTAACTTCATCTCTTAGAATTTCAGTTGAACGTCCCAGATTAAAACCGCTATCTCCGCCGATTCTAGTTTCAGGTACGTTTAGCGACTTATAGAGATTTCTTTTGAAATATTCCAAATCGGTTAATTCGCCGAGATTGCTGCCCGCAGGTAAGGTATCAACTTCAGTGCCTCTACCGCCTTCGCGTCTTGCAAACCAATAATCTTCCATAAGACTCATAAACTTACGGGAAGAATCAACTTCACCCGTAATATTATTATAGTTCATCTTATTACGATACCTTAACATAACTTCACGCAGGTATTGTTCGGCCTTAGGCTTTGGCATATTGCCTACGTCAATATAGAAGATTCTCTTTTCTGTGCTTCTACTAAGACGATAAATTACAATACTATCTTCAATCATTCTGAGCTGATTGAGAATCTTAATTGCCTTATTGAGATAAGAAAGTGTGGTTCCTTTATTGCGATCAACTAAACCTGATGTGCAATATGCAATGGATTCTTTCGTGAATCTAATTCCCTTTTCTGCTCCGGCTGACATATCTGCAGAGCCAACAGGATAGGTTTGCTTAGGATTATAAACAAAATATTCTTCCAGTTCTGGAAATGCCATTTCATTTGGATTTTGGTCTCCATATATTTTTGGAGCCATATTATCACGCTTTTGCTTTTTGGCTTGTCTTACAAAACGAATCTTCATGGAATCAACATACCTAAGGTCTTGAATTCCTTCAAGAGGTTTCTTGAAGTCAATTAGCTTATGATAATGTAACCTGCCGTCAATATACCAATTTCTAAATATTTCGTGAGACTTTTTATCAAAATCTAACATCTCAAGAATATGCTTAAACTCTCTACGAATTGAGGTTTTTATGCCGTCACTGGCACTAAGATTTGATAATTCAATTTCAACCGGAGAATCATTAGTATCTGAGACAATCGCCTCATTTACAATATCTTCAATTGCAGTATCAACCTCGTGATGAAGTGACATTTCACGATACCGCTTGATTAAGTCAAATTCGGTTCGGTAGACACCTTCAATGTCTACATAAGAACCAAAAAAGCCAGTAGTCAAATAATGATCAGAGCCGTCATCATTATTTGGTGGTACTGGCGATTGTAGATCTTTTATTAATTTCTTAGATTCATCTTCAATAGAAAAACCAAATAATTTAGCCATTATTAATTAATAATTTAACTGACCTATTTAGCTTAGGTGATTGGAGAATTTACCTGATCAGTGATTCCGGTTGCATTTCCTGCGGTCCAGTGAGTCATATGAAATTCTACAGTAAAAGTTTGAATCTGATCAGTAGAATCCCAGTTTAAATCAATAGGACTCAGATTTGATGGCCAGGCATTATGAAGAACATATGTACGGATGGGTCTAAAAGTTGAGCCGCTAGTTGCATTAGAAATAGTTGACGATTCAATACCGGTATCATAACCACGACCCAATTGTTTAACGTGAATAGCATTTGCCATATAAGAATCTGGCCGAGTTACGCCGGTTCCAGTTTCCATACGGTTAATTGCATTTGACCATGCCTCAAATGCAGTACGAATTTTGAAATTTTCGTCGTTCATAATTGTAACAGTCCAAGGATCGTAAGTTCTGTCTCCTGGGACTTTGAGGATTCTGCCTCTAAAATTGACATCCACTGGATTTACATTAGATGCCGGAATTGCGCCACCTTTAGCCATAAATGTAAAGGTTTCATTGTCCCAACCGGGAACAATAGTGGGAAATGCCGGAATACTAAGTTCAAATAGATTAGCTCGGGCTCCTCCACCAGCAAGTTTGGATTTAAATGCGGTAATCGTTTTTAGTGTTGCCATTTTAGTTCTTAAACCTCTGTGTTAATGTTGTATTGATAAATCAGGCTCGACCAATCACTTCGTCAAAACTTACTCCATTGCGGGTGGCAACGAAAGTAAGAGTGACGTAGTTGGTTGATTTAACCGGTTTTAGATAAATATCAGCCCGGAACTCGTTATTATCAATTACAGCATCGGTATTGTTACTGGTATCACAGATAACCCGGAAATCATAAACACCACCTTTAGCTTGAATGTCTCTTAGGTAGGGTTCAACAATATTGATAAAGTTTGAGCGGGTTTGTTCGGTATTATTTTCAAATAGAGTTGCATTGGCAGTGGAGCCAAGAGCTTGTTCAACAGTAAGAAAGAGTCTACGAACATTAATTCTATCAAATGCAGAGGCATAACCAAGAGCAGTCTTGTCGCCCCATAAAGTAGGCCCGAAACCTGGAAGATTTACAACAGCATTTACACGAGCTGGGTATAGACGATCTCTTTGACTATTATCGGGACTATATGCTAGATTGATTGCTCCATTAAGAACTCCACGTTGTTGTCCAGCAGGAGAGTTCCATGGGTAAGCAATAATGCTAGTACGGATCATTAGACCGGCAATATCCGGATTGCATGGAATATAGCGATAACGATTATTAAAGCGGTCAAAGACATACTTATAACCAGAATCAAACACTGCAAATGAAGAACTGGATAGAGATGTAAAGAACTCAATAACATTATTGGTCTGAGCTTCTGTGTCGGTTAGACCAACAACATCGGTTCTATGTGGAGAAATCGTTGCAATGCAATCTTTTCTTTGATTAGCGAGTGAAATGAGTTGGTTTGCCTTGGCCTGTGAATCAATCTTATTGATATATCCTGGACCCATAATCAAATAGTCCAAGGGATACTTATCCTTATTGGCGAATAGTTGATAACCCGAAATAATTTCAGCCAAAGTTGGCAACATTCCACCATTATCCCCGTAATCTTTACCACCCAAAAGTGAAAAGACTGAATTTCCAATAGAGCTGAAAGTTTTACTTTGAGTGGGACCATTCCACAAGCCTTCGGCCACGGTTAGTTTTGTGAACCCCGTGCTAAATCCAGTAGGATAAACGGTTTCATTGTTACTATTATCAGAAGGATTGTCTCCAACATAAACATATGCAGAATTAGCTGCAATATAATCTTTCCAGAAAATACTTTGAGGGGCATTTACAGTAGAACGTGCATCAATAGCCTTGGAAAGATTTAGATGCTTCTCTAGCAAATTACCTTGAATACCAGTAATGTTACCAGTGTCGTCAACAACTACAATGTGAATTGCATCATTTTTACTATTTCTATCTAAAGAATATTGATTAGTAGACGGCTTAGCTGCAATAGACTTCCAGTAAATTGTGCTGTTAGTGAGAGGAATCACCTGCTCATTATACCAATCTTTGACATCAGTAACAGTGGCAGTTGTAACATTGGCACCACTATTGTTTATAATTCTGACAACGTTTGTGGCTAAAAATGAGCGTAGTTGAGAGCGTTCTGCATAGTTTACTTTGGTTTCAACGTTGGCCGAATCAACAACGGAAACAATTTTTACATCAACTGTACTATTTCCAATACCGGTAACAATTGACTTGAGGTAACCGTTGAAAAGGGTAGTGGAACCGATACCAGCAGATGGCTGATTTACTAGAGGTGTGGTAATACCAAATCCAGCAACAACTTGAGTGGCCGCAGCACCAACCGTAAGAATTTGATCAGCCTTATCGTCAATAATTGCAACCTTTAGATTATTTGCCCATTCACCTGGAGTCTTGGCTGCAAAAATATATGTCTTTACGTCATCAGTGTGATTGAGACTGTAATCTTGGAAGTTTTTAATTTTTAGGTCAGCTTGACCGACAGTTGAAACGCCAGCATTATCGTGCCTAGAATTGGCATTGACTAAATTGCCACCATTGCTCCGGATGACGTTTAGTGTTCCACCATAAGAGAGAAAAGAAGCCGCTGATAGCCAATACTCATATTGAGCATCTGTATTCTGAGGTTTACCGAAAACGTTAATTAAATCCTGCTCGGTTCTAACATTTACGGCTTCCTCTACTGGGCCAATACTAAAAGGACCGACGATTGCTCCAATATTGTCAACAATATTATCTACCCGTCCAACAGTTTGGTCAACTTCTCTAATGATATATCCGGGTGATAGCTGCGGAGTCGCCATATTTTATGCCTGTCATTAAGTCTTATTAGTATTTATATTATTGTTCATTTGAGTGTTATTTAATAGTTATATTCCCAGAAATAAGAAGCTGCATCATCATTATCAGCAGTAAACCATACGTTTCCATCCACATCGGTTGTTCCATCCTTTGCAAGAGAAAGGTATCTTTCGGTTATTTCCGGTAAAGGTTCGGCTGCGGGGGCAAACCCAAATGGTAAGCCTTCATTTTCCTCCATCTCTCTTTCGTGTTCTTCTCTTATATGTTTACGAATATCAGTCTCGGTCATTTCTTTGAAATATTCTTGGGTGATAATCCAAGAGAATAGAACAAGACAAGACACTAGATCATCGTTTTTACCTTCTTCTGCACTAAAGCTATTGTATCTTGAAACATATGTTGTAAGCTCTCCGTAAATATCAAAATCTCTAATGATCAATTTATCTTCTTCAATAAATTGCTTAAGATTCATACAGCCTTTACTTTTTGCCGGCTTTGACATCTTAATACCATATTTGACACCCTTACCTGAAAAATTTTGGCCGGCAACTTGACCACCTCTGCCCAAAGTTTTAGTTTGAATTACGTTCGGATAACCATATTCATTATGTAAAATATCGGCAACGTGTGCATCATTATTAACTTCACATAAAATGTACGCATCGTTATATGCTCTTGCGACAGGTTCAATAACATCGGGGAATCTTAGAGCGGGAATGTTATTATTTCTATACTTAGCAACAACTTTATACGGAATTTGTGTGGCATCAAAAACGATAAAGGCCGAATAGTCCAATTCAACGCCTTGGGCAATATCTACCGTTATTACATAAATTCTATCGGGTTGGGGCTCATCGTAAACATCCAATAATTCTTGACTTCTTATTGGCTGGTCTATCACGATGTTGGATAGTTTTACGCCACTAATGAGAGTATCTGAAGATCCCAGAAATGCACATTCAAATTCGGCGTCCCATTTAGTTTGACCAATGTTGGCGATAGTTTCTTCTTTAAAGCGTTGGTCTCTTCCTGGAATTTCATCCCAATAAACTCGTGTTGGAACATATTTATTTTTCCCCTTTATTGCATCATCCCACATCTTGTAGAAATGATTCATACCAAAAGGGGTGCTAACTATTATAACCTTTGAGTCTTTACCTGACGTAATAGTCGGATATACCGAACTCATAAAGTTATCCGCCACCTGCTGGGGCACGAAAGCAAATTCATCGAGAAAGATAATGTTATAGCTACCACCTCTAACAGATGATGCTGAAGTTGAGGCCGCAAAAATTTTGGAACCGTTTTCTATTTCCAATGATCCTTTATTCCATGAACACACTCCTTGTTGCAACCATTTGGGGAGGTTTTCGTACCCTGTTTGCAATCTATTAAGAAGGTCTCTTGCAGTGTTCGCCTTGTTTGCAAGAACGGCAATATTTACGTTGTCGTTAAAAATTGCATAATGAAGAAGATATGATACTACGGTAGTTGAGTTGTGTGTTGGGATAAATGTTTTTCCACACAAAAATAAATGGTCATCACTATCAACCTGGATACATGCAACTGGAACACTTTCCACCTTTTTAATGGAATGTATATAGTGCCTTTTATCCTGGGGCCTAGTATTTCTAGTTTTGTTAATTACATCTATTTTTCGGGGTAAATTGAAAACTATTTCTTCAGTTGTAAAAGAAACAGTGTAATATTCAACGCCTTTAGTATATTTACTTCTTATATTTGATTTAATGCCAATAGTGGAAAGAAGTTCCACAAATTGAGTAATAAAACTATAGTTTTTTTGATAAAATTCGAAGGCTCTACTGTTACGTTTCACAGACCCATCCGAATCCATTAGACCGCGAAGAAGATTTAATCTATCTTCATGTGAAGATCTCAAATATTCTTGGGGGATGTGTTTATTTTTTATTAAATTGTATTCCTTCAATTTGGCTTGTAGATCTTTAATTTTGAAAATTATACAATTATCAATTTCTATCTCAGTTTCAACTTCTATCTTAGTTTTGTAATAATTATAGTCGTCTTTATGTGCAACAATTTTGCCTGTATGAGAATAACCATCTCCCAACCATAAACCGAGAAGATATGGATCAATTTTTAAATCTTTTGAAGGCAGTTCAATAGATTTTGAAGTTTCAATATATAATGAACCTTGAACACCTTTTCCTCTTTTATTATCAGTTTTTTTCTCGTAAATTCCACATATTTCTTCCGTTGTAATGACTTTTTTCCCGGTGCTCCAATAGGATGAATTTACTTCCCATAAATGTCCGGCATCGGCTGTAATTTTTTCGCTGTTATCAAAGGTAATTTCATAACAATCATGTTCATACATCGTTTCAGTCTTAGAAATAACTGGAACAATTTTACCGGTTGGGGAAAAAATTTTATCACCAACTGTAATATCACCCATTGTTGTCCAACCATTTGGTGTTGGTATCGGAGTGGTTAATTGTAAAGATTTTCCACTTTGTCGAGAAAGCATGGCGATATTAAAACGGTTATTCTGAAAGGACTGCATTAGTCTTTCCTGAAATGGAAACATCTCAAAAGGCTGTAACCCGTGGTCAAGGGTTACAATTTTCATATAATTCCTTGCAAAATAAACGGGATCTAGAGAACATTTGGTCAATTCCCCCAACTGTTCTACGGTGAGATTAACTCTAGTGTTTGCTTTCTTTAAGAGCGGATTACCAAGATAATGTTCTTCAGCCATAATAAGTGAAATTATTGTATGCTATTTATCAGCACTTCCAACGGCGTCTCGCTGCTCTTCCCCTCGCACGGTTCCAACCTCTAGAACGACTACAAAATCTCTTACGACGTTTTGCTGCCTCACTTCCAGGTTTAACATCTCCGGTTACAGGTGCCTTAAGATTAGAACCGGTTTCCCTATTATAACGGTCCCGCCCTTTTTGGGTTAACCCCCCGCCTCTTGATACTGGAAGTTTTTCACCCCTACCTACAGATAGACTCGGCCCCTCTTCCCTTAAACTATTACGTTTTTTATCAAATAACTTATCATCATTTCTCAGCTTGGTTACAGTTTTATTATCTTCACTATTTTCCCATGGGCAAGGCTTATATTTTGGCTCTTCTGGTTCTTTAGGTTGAGTTTCCTTTGACTTTCTAGAATTTTCAATGCGCTCTTTTCTTTTCGCGGTTTCTCGTTCTATTCGCCTCTTGTTTAAATTATCTCTAATTCCATCTAAGATTCCTTCATCTATAATATCCGCCTCTTCGCCAATCGTTTTATTATTGAGTAGATAATTTTTTGATTGCTTACTTGGAACTTGAATTAGGGGTTGGCCAACATTTTGACTACCCAATTTGTAGTTTAATACCTTTGCGTCAGGATAAACCTTAAGAATGGCATCTGTAACCTCTCTACGATTTGGAACTCTAACTTGAGGAAAGAATAATTGAGAAGACATTATCTTTCCTCTCCATGAGAAAAGAATCTGCATTACTTGACCATTTTGAACGGGCAGTGTGACCTCTTTAACACAATTTGGAACAGTTTTACCACGCTTTTTCTTGGTTCCGATCATTTCATATCCATCCCAGCAGGGATCCTTTTTCATTTTTTTGACTTCGGAAATAAAATCAAACTGAATATCATTTAGAAGATCTGCAACTACAGTAGATTCTGATTGAGTATTCTCCATCTTCTTCAATCTACTATAATAATCGGGCTTTTCGGCAAGATGTTGTAGGGCTATTCCTTCGGCTTCTTCTTTATTAGTGGTATGCTCTTTTTCAACTTTGATACCCATCTTCAACTGGTTCTGTATTTTTTCGACAGAAACTCCATGCTTTTCGGCAATTTTTTGAACACTTCTTACGGGTTTTGAGTCAGTTTCTTTCTCTTCGGGGTTGCTTGCGTCCTCTTCATATATTGAATTTAATATTTTATCAACGACTGACTCTTTAGTAAATTTAGGTAGAAGTGGTGTATTTTTTGTCACTTTACTAATATTGGGAACAGAAGATAGCTTACTTGTTGGAATATTTCTGACCGCCTTTGTACCTGGCTTGGGTTTGGAGTTTTTATGTTCTTCTGGATTAATTTTAAAGGAGGATTCCTCTATGGGTTCACCAGTATTCATATATTGAGCGGCATCGGTTGTATAATCTGCTGCTCTGGTAATTTTGGATTGAATCCATGCGGGAATTTGTTGATCTTTGGATTTAATTTTGGATTTTAATAGTCTAATATTCTTCTCAATAGTTTCTAATTCAACATTGGACATATAACCTTCAGTATCTTTCTTCATTTAATTTGAATAATAGAGAGCTTTTTAATATTTATGTTTCCTCACTAAATTGTTTCTTTATCATCTTTAATGCTTCTGCAGTTGTTCCAGTAAAAACTACATTATTTGTAGTAACACTTGATGGACCTTTGGGTCTGATGTCTTCAATATCCTTCATCTTTTGTTGAAGATTGATCAATTTGTCAGCAGCATCTGAAACACTCTTAATAAGATGGCCAACAACCTCATAGCCTCTGGCCGTATCAAGTTCTTGGGCTAGCTCTAGAGCATTTTGAATAGCCTCTTGACCCTTTTCTATAATACTATAGTAATTTTCTCTTGAATACTTATAATCTGTTTCAATATCTGTGACTGTTGGCTTGACAACAGGCTCGGATTTAACGATCTCCACATCTACATCAACCGGATTTGCAATGTTAAAAGTATCATTTAATTTGGTAAATTTTTGAGTCCTAGTCATCGTTTTTCTCCTTAAAACTTATTAAATGTAAATCCAAAACTATCATCATATGGTATTAAGGAATTGTCTTCTAAAGTAATTCGTTTGACCTCAGAACCATTTGGATGAACTTTTATTGTAGTTCCATCTTGTCCCCTCTTCACTTTTATTTTATTATTATCCTTACTTTCAACTAGCATTTCCTCGTCATCAATATCAATATAAGAATTTACTACTATATTGCTAGAATTTAAAACTTCAATAACCACATCGGTTAATGAAACTTCTTTCGTTAAAGTGGTTTCAACAATACCTGTATAATTTTGAATTGCCCTTGGGGTACTCTCTAAAACTGCATCTCTTATTGGAGATTTAGCTAATTCTCCGGCAACAAGCCCAATAGAAACTTTTTTGATTATCTGAGAATCTAAAGAATTAGATGAAACTGGTCCAAAAATATAAGTTTTTACTGTAAATTTTAAAGTATAAATGAGGGCACGTCTTTCTCTGAAATCACCTTCATAGGTATCTGAGGTCGAGATATTATCTAAAACAATATCTAAATCTCTTTTCTCTGCTATTGAATCTAATAATGTAACACTAACCTTTAAATTTGGTTGAAAGTATGGTAAAATTTGCTCAACAATTTGGAACATATCATCACTGTGTTGTGTCATTATGCTCAGCTCATAATTAATATTATAAGGTGCCGGCATAAATGTCATTCTCATTGCATTATTATTAATATCTTTAGAGCAAAAAGAAGTAGTTGTAGTTACCTTTCGGGAAGAATCATAACTTATGCCAATCAATTCATATGACATCCTAGGCAATGTAATTTGAATGGGCTTATTGAGATCCGGTACTTCTTTTAATCTGGCTAAAAACTTTTGAGTTGGTCCATATGCAATTGGGACCTTTCCTTTGAAAAAGATTTTGCCTTCTTCATTTCTCTGCTGTATCTGAATATTATTGAAGAGTGTACCAAAAATTATACTAGCTTTACGGATGGTTTCGTTGTAAAAATAATCAAACATTAGAATTCGCCGAATGGGTTTTTAATTGTAAAATCAATTATAGTTTTAGATTCTTCTTCAATATCTATGTTATCTGCATATTTATCTGATATATTGTCTCCATAGCTTGGAATCTCAATTTTATAAGTAGCACCACTTTCTTGGCCAGTTATAGTCTCACCTTGACCAAAAGTTCCGGTTGGATTAGAAAGTTGTAGAATACCTGAAGGCTTATCCCAACTTTTGACTCTTGCGGTTATACTGGATGCACTACCGGTAACAACCTCATTATAAATGTAAGTTCCATAGCCAACGAATACTGGATCGGATATGACAACTATGGGTGCTGTTGTGTATCCTAACCCAGCATTGGTTAGTTGAATTGAGGTTATTTCGCCATTTTGAACGATTGCTCGTGCTTCTGCGGGCTGTGATGAAATTCCAACAAATGATACTGTAACTATTCCAACATATCCACTTCCGCCATTAGAAACACTGATAGAATTTAGAACGCCATTGCCTAATGTTGCTAATGCCTCAACACCCGAGCCGCCGCCACCATTGAATAACACTGAAGGTGGTGTGGTATAGCCAAATCCTGAATTTATTATATTGACAGCCTGAACTCTTAACTTATCTGGATCCGGGCCACATATGTCAACAATACCACCAATCATTTCAGCAACACCTGTTGCGGTTTGACCGCTAGCCGGAGCAGTTCCGAATGTTACAGTTGGCGAGGTGCTAAATCCGTAGCCTCGGTTTAGCATCGTTACAAATCTAACTCCACCATTTACAACATTTGCGGTTGCTATTGCGCTTGAACCGGAACCAACCATTACATAAGATTGAATGAAACCTTCATTCTCAACATTATCGTCAATAATATCAATATTTGTATTAATGACCTCATTCTGATAACGAAATAGTTCACAATTAAGACTATAAGTATATGTTTTTCCTAACTGATAAAAGGGCTTTTCGTGCTCAACAAATTTTATCTCAAAGATTCTGTCACCCAATGGAAAATATATTAAATCACCTTCTTTGGGTCGGGTTGACAGTTCAACATTTGGAAGTCTTTTTATTAGCGGGGCAATATATGTTTCAAATCTTTCTCTGGAAATAGTTATAGTTAGGTCATTCATCGGTTGAATGCCAAATTTGGTCATCAAAGTTCCAGCCCCTTCATAACCATCATAAGTTTCAACATATGCTTCTATAGGATAGGCATTATTAAATTCCGACTCAATAACCTCGCGAATCACACGCTTTTTTGTGAGATAAAACCTCGGTAGATAGAAAACATCTACGCCGTAGATTTTAATAGATTCGTTGATTAGATCCTGAAGGAACCCCTGTTCTACTTTTGAATCGTTATGAAAGAAAGGATTGAGCATAATTAACCAATAAGGTCAAATGGTGGCATTTCATAGTCATATGTCATTCTTTCCATTATATTGTCAATTTCTCTTTGCGCATCGTCATAAATCTGGCGGCCATTAAATTCCACTCCACCGGGAAGTTTCATTCCTTGATATTTAATCAGGTTTTGACCCCATTGGCGTTTGATGATGGCGGTTGCATATCGTTTGACGAATGAGTCATTCCATACCTTATCAGATTCAGAAGGATCCATCGCTCTATAGCAATCAATAACAATATAATTACCAACATCAACATCGGACCAATTCATATCAATATACAATTTATCTCCTCTTTTATTAAATCTAACGACTTTTTCCGGATTCAAAATCCAATTAATATCTTCAAGATACCTTTGGACCATTGTATAAGAAAGAAGTTCCATTGAACCCCAATAATATAGATCATTTAAAAATAGTTGATACTTAATATTGAAAAGGCCACTAGAAAGGGTGCTACCCATAGAAAAATTAAATATCTTATTGACTCCAATTATATGTGGAGGAATCTTGATATAATTTGCAGTCTCTGAAAAATTGTAACCGTCAATTGAAGTTGTTGCAATTCCAACTGGACCCTTAGATCTATCAACATCTTCTTGTCTTATTTGATATTTGAGATATGTTTGCATAACGCCATCAAAATGCCGCTCTTGAAACAATTGTAGAGCATCATCAATCAAATCATCTAGTTGCTCATCGGCAATAGCGATGTTTATCACTGGAGCACCCAATTGGCGCAAACAATAATCAATTAATTGTTGACGGCTAGCAGGTTTGGCCATTATTTTAGAATAAGCACTACTACTATGTATAAAGGTTATTGAAATTTACTTAAGACCGTTTTTAAAAGCTCTTTTATTTCGGCCATATCATCTTTTAATGTATCAACTTCTTCTTCAATTTTTTCAACTTTAGATTGTTGGGTTTTTTTAATTTGTGTTGTTAATAAGTATTTTTCATATTCGTTTTTATTGTTATTTAATATTGCATTAGTTTCCACGTCACGAATTAGATCCGGGTGACCATCTATTTTAGTATGTTTCATTAATAAGAACCGGCTAGGGCAACAACTCTTAGATCTTTAATTCTTGGGGGAAACGCCTGATTGGTTGAGGTTCCAACTAATTTAATGCTATAATACCTAAATGATGGTAAATTATCAACCGTAAAGGTGTATTCACTATAATTAACTTTGGAACCCTCAAACCCTAGAGCATCCGTTTTGATAATTTTAGAGTCAGATAAGCCACTATTTTTAGATGGGTCAATAACTTTATTAAACGAGTTTATATTACTATAACCGGGGAATGGATAATATACTAAGTCCACATCTCTGGTGTTTGATACTGAATATAAACATTTGATTTCATTAAATACGTTAATGTGACCTGTTAGGTATATTTTAATTGCATTTGCTGGGAGTTTAAGTTCAATTGGAAGATTTGCATAGACAAAAGCCGAAGGATCCCCCTTTAGGGTGGAAACTCTATCGTCTAGTGTAAAATCTGTAATTAAATTGTCAACCCTATTGGTAGTAAAACTCATTGCAACTCTTTGAAGTTCAATCGTGGGCGACACGTAAGAATTTTGTGTATTTAATTCCATGTTAAGTGTTAACGATTTATTTCCAATAAGTGAATTCAAATTCTGCTTCTCATTAACTTTGGCGGCCACGATTCTTGTTGAATTTAGATAATTATTTTCATTTAAATTGATCTCAGTAAACCCTGAATCAACATATGATAACTCTCTACCACCAATGCTCGTTCCAGTTATAGTCCTCAATTTTGATGACAGATTTGTTTGCGGAAAAACTGTGGCGTCAACTAGTGGATGAACTATCTCAAATGCAATATTTTGAGTGGCTTGAATTTTGGATCCGCCGGATGATTTATCCTGCTCAAAGAAAAGTCTTCCTAAAGGAGATCCCGAACTCCTATCTGTTATTCCTTGTGGTAGATTTGGATTATTTGTGGTATTTGTAAAATTTATTTTAACTTTATAGTAATCTAAACCAATAGAATTGGATTCGGTAGAATCTCCGAGAGTATGCTCTTTATTAATTCTCCGCAAAGAGACACCATTTAACTCATACTTCATTATGGTAGTGAGTGATGGATAATAACCCGCTAAAGTCTGATCAATTTGGCGGACAATTCCGGTTAAATTATTACCTGAAATGCCCGTATATGCAATTATTTCCTGGCCTATTAGAATATAACCGGGATTTGCGGCGGATACGGCTACGTTTTCAAATATAGTAAAATCGGTTGAATCTTGAATAGCAATATTACCGGTTGTAGTATTTGAATAATCAGTGGTTAATTTTGTAACATTTATATCACTAGAAATATTTCTTATTATTACTTTATTAGTGCTAGAGTGCATTCCGTGGTTTTTATGATTTACTTTAATATGCTCACCATTTTTATTTACGACTAAGCTATTGGGAAATGCTTTTGTTGAATTTGAAAAATAGATGTCACTGGTTATACCAGAGCCGTTTACATAAGTTAAAGTTTTAGAGGAATCATTTGAAATGAATTCACCCTGAACATTATCAACTATAAGTTCGTTTACACCCGCAACGTTTTGAACCGAAAGTTGTAAATTTATTCCTAGGTTAGATGAACCAATTTGTTGTGCAGTTAAAACATCTCCAATCAAATAACCGTTTCCGCCAGTGTTAATTGTTGCACCAATTGAACTAATAGAACCATTTGAAACTGTAATATTTGCAGTTGCATTTCTACCATTTCCGGTTAAAGATGTTAGAGCTACATTATTAAATGTGAATGAGCCCATTGAGGGTGTATATCCTATACCGGAATTTATAACATTAAGGGTAGAGGTAGCAGAACCCGCAAAGCCAACGTAAATGCCATTACCAGTGGAATTGACTTGGGTTAATCTGTTTCCCGGTGTGATGTTTGTTGGCTGTATTGTTGCCCCTAAACCTATTCTAACTTCTCGGGAATTTATCTCTAATGGGTTATTGACAAGATTTGCAATTTGGTGATTTGCAAATGAAAGTTCTGAATTGTAAAAATTGATGTCCCCGGATGTTGATTTGAAATTTGCCCTATAGAGTGTAAATTTCAAATCATCACTTTGTATTGGTGTCCAGGTTGTTCCATTTTGCGATTTAAAAAGAGAGCCCGAAAGAGGTTGCTTTGTTACAAAAACTGCACTATTAGAATCGGAAGCCAAATCTTTCTCGGTTAATCTAGAAATATGAACAAGATATTGATCAGAGTTTGACAATAGGCCGATGCAATGAAACTCATTACCTTTAAGAAAAACCGGGGAGTCAAATGTTACTCTAGTTGCTAGAGTTCCATCATTGGAAGTTGAAATTTTATCGGGCGTTAGAACCACTTCGCCATGGCGATACACAGAATCTGTCGGTATTCCGTACTGTAAAGAGCGCAATTGTACTGTTACAGGTAAATCTGCATCTTTACTATAGAAAAATAAATCCAAAGAAGTTACAAAGTATCCACTATTTGGATTAACAAAAAAAGATTGTGCAATCGGATCTACTAACTTCATTTATTTTTCTAATTTGATATACTATTTATTTACCGGCCAGCAAGAGCCCTGGCCGCATCATTTAATTGATTGAGATCTGAAACGCTATTAATGTTTTTAATTCCAGCCTTATTCCTTAGTTGATCGACCGTAAATGATGTGCCATTTTTCGCATTAATACTATCAACTAATCTTTGACCTTCAGCGGACGCTGTAATTTTACTACTGCGAATATCAATATCACCAGACGACCAGGGATTTGGCACTTGCGCTGCTGGTGGAGGTGGCGGGCTAGCTATTACGGCTACTGGTGGAGGCGTAGAAACCCTTGGCACACTTGGAGGTGCAGAAACTGGTGGAGGTGTAGAAACTGGGGGAGTATAATAAACTGGGGTAGCTGGGGTATTAGCAGCTACGGGGGGGTAATAAATGGGTGTAATTGGAGGTGGCGGAGTTTGAGGAGGCTCATTTCTAACTATATTCTGTTCAATTGAGTTGAGCCTACCAGACGAGTAGTATTTTTCCTCGGAGAATGTTGTAGCCGCCCCGTCGATTAAAGAATTTGTTGGACTATTGGTTAATCTAAAAACTCTTGTTCCACTTTCAAAAGAGGGATTTTGATTATTATTTCGGTTTGGAATAAAGAAGCAGCCAATCAAATCTCCAGAACTGTCTGTTACCAACTTAATAATAGGATTAATTCTAGCCTCGGCCCCTGAAGTTTGTCCTTTAAGGGTCATGCCGCTATCAATGTATCCACCAAAATCACCTTGAACCATATTGGCCAGGCTATAAGTATCAACATTTAAAATGGTGGTTGTTGACGAATAAAACTCTGGAATGGTTTTATCGGATGAATATGGATTTTGTTTGTATGTTACGGTTGGTGAGTTATATGGTCCATATTTGTGGTTACTAGCAGCACATCTAAATTTAATTTTTACATCGGTATTGCTGTTTGTTCCAACTATAACTTCACCTGGACTAAATGTTCCACTAATCATTGATATTTCTATTAGTTTGGGCACTATGAATTTATCAAAAGACCTTCCATCAAAATACGGATATAATCTCGTTAACGTCTTCATTCTTTTGGCTGTAAATTCAACATTTCTAGAGCGAAGATAAGGAATAACTTGACTGCTAAGAAGGCTATTGCCGCTAGACCATATTTTAGATACAGAATCCCATAAAACTGGATTAAACCCCGATTGCTGATCAAGACCAAGTGACGAAAGCTGCTGCGGAGAAGGTGTATAATTTGATGCCACCGTAACATTTTTTGTGGAAACTGTTACTTGGTCAGCCCATACATCTGAGGAGGGATAAAGTATGATAGTGCCACTAAATGTATTATTGCGATAAGAAGCAACGTTGTCTACTCTAGTTGAATATGGTTGAACGATTTCTACAACCTCATCATAATCTAAAGTTAGCAGCTCACCGGTTTTCTTTACATTTGAACCAATCAAATCATTTGAATATTTTAGGTCTACAAGCGTATCCGCAACTGTTCCTATTCCAACAATAGAATTTGATGCAATAATGAGATCTATCTCTGTGGTATAGTGGCTGGGGCGAAGTTCACCGTTGTCAATATCAATACTGTTTTTTATTATTGTATCTTTTTGTTGGGTAGTTGATGAATTAAAATTATCAACAAAGAAGCCGGACTTAAATCTATTTAATCCTGAAGTGTCTGGTATGAATAGATTGGCAGTATCAGTCTCTAGTAGAGTCAAAGATGTGTAATATTCTAAATTTGAAATTCTGTCCTCAAGTTTTTTAATATCTTCCATTCTGTATCTTTTATGTGATACAAGTTGGATATTTATGTCATCCGTATTGCAGAGATATGCGGGCAGATAAATTGAGGCAATTTCCAGTGCATTGTCTATAGAATTTGGCGGCTGTGGTAATTCTGCTGGAACTCCCACTACTAATTGAATTTGACTATTTTTAGTTAAAAATAACTTATCATACCTGGGTAGATAAAAAGAATAATCAAGATTAATAGATTCATCTGATGCCAAAATATTTTTAGGATTGGATGAGTTATTTGAAAAATCTCTGCCTAAAAATTCAAAAGGAGATCTTGAATTCTCTGTTATGTTATATTGAGATACCCTCGGCCTGACATCTATAATGTCTGCTAATGAAATTCCATTCACGTTACCCAATTCACAGTAATCAAAATTCCTGTAGGAATTTGAGGTCACAATATCGCCAACATCTGAATTTAAATAATTAGCAGACTCAAATATCACTGTCAATCTTTTATTTGGCTCTTTTATGTTTGGATTTCTTGAAATTTTTGAATAATCATAAATTGTGGATTTTTGACCAGAATCAAACGAAAAGTGTGAGGTAATGTCCGAATCTCCGTTTTCACTAGCTGATATAGTTGCAGTAACTCCCGTTTCCTGAAAGGTTATAGATTCATTTACAATAAAATTAGCCGAATTTAAATAAACAAAATTGATACTGAGATCATTAACTGTCCTAACAAGAATGCCTACAGCTTTAGAGTTTGTGCCAATAAACTTTTCGCCGACAAGGAGATCTCCGGTCTTATTTGTCTGACCATTAATTGATGAGAGGGTTAGTTTAGGTAGGGCTGCAGAATTTACTGTGGAAGATTCAAAAACCCCATATATTTTAGTAACATCCGGAGTGAGTAAACAAATATCATTATCTTGAACCCGCGATCCATATGGATAATTCCCATAAGAAAGTCCATCATTTAAAGTGGTGGTTCCTATACCAGATGCACTATATTTTGACTTATCAAACGTAACAATATTGATTCTATTTTTGTATTTTACTTTTTCGCTAATGTTTACTTTTCTTAGCGTTGCAATAAGTTTTGCATTGGTGTTACTCCCAAGACCGCCTATAGATAAAGTTGATGAACCATTTCCATATGTAAATTTGTCTGGAGATAATGCTTCAGTTGTTCCATCTTCTCGGATTAAAACATAACGTTCTTCATCAAATGGCAGAAAAGTTTCATCCGAATCTGCTGAAATTGGACCAACAGCATTAGCTGAAATAGTAACATTGAATTGTTTTCGGATAACTAGACTAGAATTTGAAAGATTTACATTTGATACTTTATCTTTTGGAATTTTTGTATATAGAGTATTATCCTGCGATTTCGTAAATTGCGAAGAAAGGATAGTGAAATCTGATGGGTTAATCGTAGTTGTAGGTAATTTACCATCACAAATACCAGTTACGGAAGATACTCCAACTATTGTTAGAGTTTTGGAGTTGACTTTAGTTACTTTTGCAAATGTGCTGGTAGTTAAGCCCGGTGTTGAAAAAGCTACAATATTTCCAACATTGACGTTTCCTATAAAAGTATCCGAGGTTCGGGTTACGGTTGAAATTCCACTTCCAGAATCAACGGCACTTATATTTACTTGACCAATTTGTAAATTAGAATATTGTTTAACATCTGCAGTGAACGTATAAGCAGTTCCAACCACACCATATAGGGATTTTACATCATTTAAAGAATAAGAAGTAACGGCGGTGGATACTCTAGTATTTTCAATACCATTAAAGGCGAGCTTTTCGCCTACAGAGAATGTGCCCCTAATATCATAAATGGTCGTAATTCCGCTATTTCTCGAATCGTAGCGTAAAAACCCTGTTGCTCCACTTGATTTACCTAAAACTTGGCAAGGGATATTGTAGAGTGTGTTGCTATCTAAATTCTGATTGAGAGTTATTTCAGTGTACCCTTGAACATCAAATAGTGAAATATCCCACTCATTTAGGTTAGGATTAGTTGTTGAATATGAACCGGATTCAAGAGCAAAGTCATATACTCGCGCTAGACCTATTTCATTTCCGGCTGCTACAGTTTGGTTGTTACCTATTCTTGAGTCCCTAAGACTTATTGTATAGTTTGTTGAAATGCCAATGTTAGGAGACCCATAAACTCTGTTTAGAGTTAGGCTGGAGCCAGTATAATATACAAGCTCTTGCTTCTCTAACAATTTGGTTGTTCTTGGTTTCGGAAAATCAATAAAAGTTGGGCTTATCGTTTTTGACTCGTAACCTTGAACATATGCCTTTACCGGTGATATGTGATATATGCCCAATTCATCTCTAGGTGTATTTCCGCTATAGGTTACATCTGAAGAATTGTAAATACCGTTATTACCCAAAAGGTTATTTAAGGATTCACTAATAGATACTACTGGTGGGTTTATATAATAATTTCCAGATTCATCAAATGTTCTTTTTGCAAACTCCTGCTCTAAAATATTATACGATGAAACTTCCTGTGTATCTATTAGATTTCCATTTTTAATTTCTAAAAGTTGAACGAAATTACTAGGCTTATCTTCGTTTACTCCGTATTTTGTGAGGATTAACTGAATTGATAACCTGTCAGCGCCCGGTGCAGTATAATTTGGCGATCCATTGGCATTATCTAGGAGTTCAATTTTGTTAAAAGAATTGATGATGGTTTCTTCAACGAAAAACCCGACTTTATAGGAAGGTGTGTTGGTATATTGACTTAATAGTAAAGTTTGCCTATAAACGTTTACAAAATTTCCCCTAATAAAATAAACACCATCTGAAACTGTAACTGCGGATGCAACAGAATTGCAATTACTTGCAATAGTGGCCGCAAATGTCTCACCCGCCGTGAAAACAACTGTCTCTCCGGTTGAAATTGTTACATTAACAGAAGTTTCTAATGTAATCTCTTCACCATCTGCAAAAAGTTCGGCAGTTCCATTTGTAGAATCTGAACCGATATATTTCAAATATAGTGAAGCATTCCCTCTTAACGATTCGTTTTGGGTTCTAACTAATATTATTTTTGCTCTAATACCACTCGTTTTGCCTATAATAGTTTTACCAACCAGTAGTGGAATGTATGTAGATACACTAATTCCATTATAAGAATTTTGAAGTTCTACTACTTGTAAATTATTATCGTAATCAATATTTCCGGGAATTACAATAGAACCCTCTTTGAAAATATGACTTCCAAATTTTTCAATTTGATCTTGTAAGATTGATTGTAAATTATTAACTTCTCTTGCTTGGACTGGCTTTGAGGGTTTAAAAAGAACACGATGATAATTATCCTTAGGATCGAAATCATCGTTATATGGAGTAATATTTAAATTTGTTTCCTGGGGCATTGGGAATTAGAATAGCAAAATTACTTTAACGTCTTCCTGTTGATTGATAGACCTCGGTGTAGATGGCCGATTGTCAACATGAATAATATCTCCAGAATATTTCTTTACTTCGGGATTTGATATACCATTTGTAAAGTTTTGCCCTAGATAATTATTATTTATTGTATTGTAGTCGCCGTTAAAGGTGTTATCAATCGGTACAACACTAGAATTGCAAATTAAGTTAAGTGAACCATCAACATCGGGGGTGCTAGTAAAGGCGTTCAAATTAAATCCATAAGTTGGAGATGGATTTTGCGTCCCATCTTGATTAAACCCGGCTAGGGAACGATCTTGCCAGTATTTCAAAACATTATTTGTATAATCAAATGAGGCAACTCTTCCAATAGCGGTTGCCCCTACGCCAATAGTCTGGGTGAAAGTTGAATTTACAGGAAATGTGTCTGGATTTAAATTTGCCCCAGAAACTTTAATTGCAGACAGGGCACTGGCCCTATCAGCATTTAATAGTGTAGTTGAACCAAATGTTTGGGCATTCTTCACAATTCCAAATCTCGCGGTCTGATTTCCTATAATAAAATCTGGATTTGTTGGGTCGTTTTCAAATCTAGCATATAACATCACCTTAGTTGCACCTAATTCTCGGTAAATGTCGTAACCATGTCCACCTTTTGGTGGAATAATTACATTAAACACTGGGGCTAAAGTTCCGACTTGAATATTTGCAGAACTCAAATCAACGGTGCCATATGTATAACCCGTTCCACCTTTTGTCACAGTTATAGAATCAACTTTTGAATCATTATTGATGACGACCGTTGCTTCTGCTCCATAACCATCTCCTACAATTTTAACTTTACTGTAGGCAGTATTTGGTGCGCCAACCGATACTCCCCTATTGGCAATAGTTATAATTTTTATTTGTCCACCATTGGTTGCATTATTTCTTATTGGTGAATATTCTGAATTTGTTTCCCAATCCGAGGGGACCGGAATATAATTTGCAGTAACAAATTTAATAATATCACTGGGTTTAATTGTATAAAGGTATTTCCATATGTATCCATCCCCACCATCTCCGGCACCTCTTGGTTCCAAATCTGTGAAAGTCGGTTCATTTAATGATGGTCTACCATTAGGGTTTTCGGGGTCGGAGCCATTGAAAAGGCAAATATAAACTTTATAATCTTCATTGACTACATAATAACCCGAGGAATAGAGTGTAGTTGCACCAGACGGCCTGGAGACGTTAGTTCTGGTAATGTCATTGCGATACATATCATAAATTGTGCCAGATGTCCAGGTTGAATTTTTAATTACAAGTCTAACATTATTCGTATATATTTTTTTGAGTGCGATCATTGTATCCCAATAATCGTTCTCTTGGTCAAAACTATCTTTCGGTGCAGGCGGATTTACGTTCCAGGATGATTGATACTCCGTTGCATTAGGTAGGCCAATAAAGGTATAATATGTGTCTTTACCAGTAGACACAGAATTTACAAAGTTCTTTGCCAGTGATATTCTATGTTGTTCTGTAATTATTGCAGACATATTATTCTTTTTAGCTATTTATGTGTAATTTTTATATTTGAGGGGATTAATTCTTTTAATTATGGGGGAAGTATTTATTCCGGAAATTCCATTATTATAAACTGTAAATTTGTCTGATGATACGCCATCTGGAATAGTAATTTTACCCCAACTATAAGTTCCATAAAAATTCGTTAAGGCAATTCCAATATTGTTATTTTGCACAGGTGTTATAACTCTAGCAATAGAAGTTGTTCCGATTCCTGAAACAACTGTACTGGCAATTGAAACAGATAAAACCTTATAGACATTATCGAGATAGGTTGTTCCGGTAGAAATTAAAGCTCCAGTTTCATCTAACGACACGGTTCCATTACCAAGATGTGAATTTTTAACCACGAAATAGTAACCAGTTTGAATACCACTAACCGGAATCGCCGTGCCTACTATATTTGAATTTCTAAGGAATGAATCTTGAGGTATAAAAAGATCAAATATGAGGGCGGTTGTTGCAATTCCGACTGAAGAAGTACCTACACCTGAAATCAAACCGAAATCGCCTTCATAACTGCTGGTTGTTACATCCACAAATATATTTTTAGGATGTTCAAACATAACTTGTGGTGGGGATGTGAAAGTATATCCAGCGCCGGGGGAGTTTATGGTTATTGAACTTATTGAACCCGATGAGATAAATGTAGTAGCATATGCTCTTGATGCAGTTGTAAATCCAACTGGAATCGGGAATGAAATTGTGGGGGGAGTAATATAACCCTTTCCACCATCCAGAATTGTTGCAGAAACGATGGAGCCGGAATTTGATACAGTTACAGTGGCAATAGCAACTCTAACTTCATCTTGGGAAATGATTCTCAATTCGTTCCTATAATCTTGAACAGTATTTTCCCGCTCATCGTCAAATATGGTTCTAACGTTCTCAACGAATAGTATATTCGTATTAATACCAACAGATTTGAGGATATTCGTTGATGGTTCTATAATATCCTCATATATTTCTCTATTTTTAGTAACTTCGGTTTGATTTATGAAGAGATCCTCGGTTTGTTTTCTCCATCTTATTGGTCTAGTATAGGATTCATCCTCGGTCACCCCGACTCCAGTGTACGTGATAGTGTTAACGGTATCGGATGACGGTACACCAGAAACTAATCTATCGGTTTCGGCGTAATAAAAATCATCTTCTAGTCTAACTAAATCCCCCGGCTTTACCGTTTCAACAACATCGACATCAATAACGTCATTTGACCCGGAACCCCTATAAAATAGAATTGCACATGAATAATTTTCTCTGGGGGGCTCGCTGAACGTTATAAAACTGCTACCAGTAATGGAATAACTATCACCTGGAACTTGAAGAATGCCGTTTATAAAAACAAGAAAGATATTGTTAATGTCAATTAGTGAACTGTAGCCGGTCCTAATACTTCTTAATTCATTGTCAATTTTGAGTGGAAATGAGCGTCTATTTCCGTCAAATAGAGATTCAATTGGGTCAATAAGTTGTAATTGACCAAAAGACCACCCGGAAAATTCATTATTATAAATCTCATCCACCAGAATTTTAAAATCGGAATATTGAGGGCCGGCCAGTGGAGGTGGTATTAGTGTAGACGGAATTCCTACAGTACCCCCGATAGCTACGGTTAAAATATCACCTTTTTTATATCCAAACCCGCGATTAACTATTTCAACATCTACAACACTAGAGTTGATGCCAACCGTGAGATTAGCTCTTGCTCCCGTTCCTATTCCAGAAGATAATAGGGGTATATTTACATATGGAAGGGGCGCATCAAATTTTATTGTGGGTGGATTTGTAAATGTAAACCCTGCCCCCGGATTTATCAGATTAACAGAAACGACGTTTCCATTTAGAACTGAAGCTATACCAACATTCTGGAAGGTGGATAATCCAGAGGTTGGCGAGTATGCACTAACCATTACAGTTTGAAGACCAGACCGGTATCCCGAACCCTGATTATTAACAGTTATTGATGTAATGGTCCCAGCTAAAGAAACATTAGCTGTGCCTCCAGCGGAAACGAGCGGTTGTAACCCATACCCACGACTATAGCCAATAGAAACGATAACTCCCCCTATTGGTAGTCCGGAACCATTTACGTCATTCACCTGTGTTGTAGGGGCACCTAGGAACCTAATAGAGGATATTCCAGCGGTTTGTGAAATCGTGTAACTATTATATGCTCTATTAAATCCTGACAATTCAGATGGAACTTGAAAAACTTCATTAATTAATATTGAACCAGTATCTGTAGCAATTCCAGTAATATTTTGGAAATTACTTTTTAGTGTAAAAGATGAGGAGATTCCATTAAACCCACTAGAAATATCATCTAAAACGAAATTGGTGTAATACGCATCATTTGAAGTATTTTTGATACCATTTCGCATAAAAACTCTACCATTAAAATTAAGAAATGAGGTAATGCCAACATAATCAACATCCTCGGGTGAGCCTCCAACTGTTCCCATTGGCGACGGTCCTTTAGGGGGCTCTACAAAATGTATAGTATTATCAACAATATTGTAATTACCTTGTATTTTATAAACAGTAGAATTTGCGGCATGGGCTGCAGCGTTAGTTCCAACCCATGCCCGGTTAACTCCAACGCTATTGGTTGATGCGATTCCAACAGAAATTACTTTTACTATTTCGTCATCAATTTTTACATAATCACCACTGGCGAAATCTCCAATACCCCGGAAAGAAAATGTTGTTACACTTATCCCTACAGATGAATTAATTGTAGTTGAGGTCGCAGTAGCCGCAATTGGAGCTTGTATGATGCCACCCAGAGTTATGATAGCCTTACTATTTTGATTGGTTGATTTTATTATGTGTGTGCTACCAATTCCAACACTAGACAGAATCAGGGGTATTGGTTTACTTTTAATAGCATTTTCAGCAGTAATAGCTAATGCTATTTCAGATTCACTATATTTTACAACATATAAAGTTGGCGGCAATTTATCTGTAATACCTATTCCTGCGATATTTGTGCTCTGTATTCCTATTGGACTACCAATATAGGAATATGTAACTTTCTCACCATCAGTGAAGTAATGATTTGGTATTTTTATACTGTTATTTTGAATATCAACGATAGATTGACTGCTGCCATCAAATTTTCTAAGAAAAATATCATCATTGCGGCTGGTTAGGTCAAACTGGCTGGTAATGCCATCAAATTTCGGGCTAATATCATCAATAACTAGAACTCTATTTCCGACTACCAGTGAATAATCTTGTAATATTTTATTCTTAAAATAAATTTGATTAGATGCAAGATTCGCCCCAACTTTAAAATTATTTTCCGTGCCTAAATCATAATCAACAATAGCATTTAAGTCAACTTCCGAAATGCTGGATATATTGAGATTAAAAAGGGAATCATTTTGTTCAGTCTTGATGCCACTTGACGGTGTGGATTCTATGATAAAATCTCCAAATTTTTTAAATCCTGCAATATGGGTCAGGCTGCTCACTGGATTATTCCAGGTTTCATAGTCAATTGTAGATTTTAAAGAATACGCAAAGGATTGATAATAATTACTATCTTGGATTCTCTGAAATTCATTATCGAAAAACCCTCTTTCAGTATTCCAACCTTTTTTCACAATGGAGGATGAATTTGTGATATATTTTGATTTAAAGTTATAGATTTTACTGACAGTTCCAAGCGAAAGTGAATCTGCACCTAAAATTGATGCCCCAGGATATAAATCATCTGTTGAAGAGAGTGTTAAGAACTCATTCTCCTCATTCCAAAATTGAACGATACCTGAGAAATTATTTGAGGTAACAATTTCGTCTTTTAGAAAAGAGTTCTTGGTTAAATCAATTGTAAATTGTGGGAAGAATTTTTCTGGAACCACTGTTCCAGAAAAAACAGATGTATTAAATACGCCAGGGTATTCACCTGCGGTTAATTTGTCTGCCAGGCTATAAGTAATAGAGCCATTAGCCCCGCCAATGTTTGGGTTAATTTGTGTAATAGTGAATCTTGAATAATCATAAGATGAAGAGTTATATCCTTTGGCGCCAGGATCTGCAATAATTGCAACGTTTTCAATTAATACTTTATCCCCAACCGCAAAGGGGAAATCAGAAAGATTGCTATACCCTTGATACAAAAATACTGTTACATTTTTGGTAATAAAATTATATGCAATTGAATTTATTTGAATACCATTTGAATTATTTGTCGGAATAATTATGGGATAAACATTATTGATTCCCTTACTATTTTTAAATATTGTTACCTCGCTATCGCCCAGTTCATATCTGAGGTCTACGTCTGGAACCTTTTTTAATGTTAGCCCATCTAATAATACTAAAGAAGGTGGAAAAATATAATTTTTACCTTGAGAGGCAATACCAACATGTTTTAGTGTTGTTTGAGGATTTACTTTGAGAACTAATGGGGTTTGAGTTAACGGACTCAAAGATAAATCCGCCGGATAGTCATATCCTATATCATTTATTTTTACACTGTTTATTCTTCCGATTGAACTACTAACCACTTCAAGTATTGCATTGGAACCATTCTTTGTGGTAACTGAACTAATTCCAGGAAGAAACTGGTATCCACCTCCACCGGAAGTGACCGTAATTTTGTCAATGGGCCCTGTTGCATTACTGGAATTTGTGATGTACTTTACATTTCCATTATAGCTAGATTTTTCTGGAATATTTGGTATCGTGTAAGAAAATGCAGTGGTGCCCACGCCGCTAACCACATAGGACCCAGAATAATAACTTTCAGTAAAGTTAATTTTGTTGTAATTGTTATTATATTCTCTATCAGTATAAACTGCTTTGTCTGTTTTAGAAATTACGTTATAATATAACTCGTTCGGCAAATTGCCGTCATTCTTTAGTGTAACATTGGCCGTAGGGTCTATACCAATTTTTCCACTTTTGGTTAAGTTAAAATTGCTAGTTTCATATGTTGTGTAGAATTTATTGGAGAAATTGTCATCAGTAAAAACATCAAAATCAAACGATGGGACAGTTTCAAAGCCGTTAAATTCCGAAAGAGAAGAATCAGATAAATCAAATATTACAGAATTACCGCCGATAACATCAATACTCGGATTGATTTCAGAGACCGCCCCCGGAGAATTACCATTCAATTCTACAAATTCATTAGATACTACTGCACCATAGTAAGATCTACTCAGGCCAATTTTATCTGAATTGATGACAATTGCATAATAAATTCCATTATTTTCTAGACCAATTGTTGGAGAATTTGAAGTATAAATTAACTTTTTGCCTGTATAATACCTATGATTTTTAACGGTGATAAAATTATCAACAACATCCATAGACGCAAAAGTTCTAGGATTTAGAAGAAGCCTTTGAGTTTCTTTATTATATGAAACTTTGATAATTTGATCATCTTGTGGTTGCACATCTACGATAATTTGGTCATTGGGAGCCAAGCCTGAAACCGATTCAGTGAAAACTGAGACTAAATTTTTATCAACTTGGGCTCTAGTTGAATCGTAAGAAGTCAATAGGCTATGCTTATTCCCCGAGCCAGTGCTGTTATAGTAAAGAATTTTCGCGGCACTTGTAGTATTATAGCCGACATAATTTCCAGTGGAACCCACACCAACTTTTTCAGTGGAAAGGCCAACAAAATCGCCGGAATATGCTACAACATATAAGATTGAACCATCGGCCAGGGGATAAGTTAATGGTCCGCTCGTTACACTAAATGGCGTGCCCCCGTTGTTTTTATAGATTAACTTCTCTCCAGTTGTTAGGGCATGTTCAGGTATGTATATCGTTCTTGTAGGAACAAAAATACTCGTTGGCCCTACTCCTGGATTTGAAAAGAATATTGTAGTTCCAATACCAACACCTACAGATTCAGAGGGATTGAAGTAAATTTCTTTGTTAATAGCAGAATTTGTAAACCCATGCCCGCCAATGGGTATAAAGAATTTTCTGGGAAGCTCTACTATTTCTGTACCCGCAATATGAGAAGTTCCTAACGTTCCTGCGTATTGCCGCTCTACTAATAATCTTGAAGATTTCCTATCAACATTCAATACTTTTATCTTTTCATCTTTTATTTGTAGTATATCATTCTCTCTAATATTTGGATAATTTAGATTTCCATATAGGTTAAGATATGTTATATTTCCAGTAAAAAATGGGGCATCCAGGTTTGCATTTAATATAAACTTTTGGCCTTCAACCGAGACTCTAAAGACGTTTTGCAGCTGAGTCTGATTGTGATTTAAATTTGAAATGCCTACTACATCATTATTCTGAAACAAATGGGGCTCTTTACAGAATCCTATAATTCCATATTGCGCATTTGGAGTAAATTCAACATCATAATATGAGGTAGAAGCAACGCTAATTGCAGAAACATTTTTACCAGATAAAGACGACACTTCTGCTGCAGCATTTATACCACCCGAAATTCCGCTATTGAATAGTAACTTATCACCAATTTTATATTTATTCCCACCATCGTAGACAATAACACCCTCAACCGAACCGGGAAGTATGCTTGTTATTGTTGAGGTTTGTTCATATTGACTAAAGGGTTGAATGAGATATTTGTAGAAACTATTTTTGGAATTTAATGTAAACGGGGTTACATTTCTTAACCAACCGGTGGTATTTAAATTAATTAAATCTTGATTTGATGAGTAGATAAAATTAAAATCTATTACTTTTGAATGATATGTATTTCCTATAAAATATGGAAAAGTGGGTTTAAAATAATTAGCAAAAGCCCCAACAGTTTCATATGTATTTTTGGAAATCGTTGAAAAATACGCATATGTTCCGTTAGGGAACTCAGGAGTCACGCAATAACGGCCATTGTGCTCATCTAAATCGCCGGTATTTCTGAATTTGTAATCATCAACAAAAAATCCCTGGGGGTATAATGTTAGGTTCGGTCTGTTTTCATCTAATAAAAGTTGATATGAACTTTCTATACATTTTACGGCGCCTCCTGTTTGCGTTTCATATCCATATGGTCCGTAAATTGGATTTCCATCATATGCCCAACCTAAAATTGGAGAATGAGAATCTGAAACCCTTTCCGTTCCATTTACGAACTGTAAATCTGGTTGATATGTTAAATTGCCCGCAATATATTTCGTTGCCGATAAGATTTCCCTTAACTTTCTTGGGGCATATCCGTGAGTATATTGTAACCCGTAGTCTGAATTTATACTTTTTGTTATAATCCCATCATCATCTACAATTTTATTTGTATGAAATAGTCTTTCAACGTTATTAACGGTCCATCTTTTTATATTGGCCCTAATTTTGGCATCATATCCGGCAGGAGTTACAGTTAAGTAAGTATTTCTTGAATCGTAATCATAACCAGAATTAATAATTTTTACATCCTTTAACTCGCCATTTTCAATAATGGGAGTTAATCTTGCTCCCCTACCAGAACCCACCACTGTAATGTCTGGAGGTGAGTTATATCCAACGCCAGAATTGATTACTAATACTTGGGTTATCTTTCCACCATTTACAATTGCCTGCAGTTGTGCAGATTCGCCACTCTTGACGTTAACTGTTGGCTGTCTATTATAATTTAAAATGTCTTCTTGGCCATATTTTTCCCCGCCATTTTCAACTAATACTGAAGTAATTTCACCACGGAAAATTGGCTGAATTTTGGCCGAAAAATAAGTGCCAATTCCAGAAATTCCATCAATATTTACAATGATGGGCTCATAGTTGAAATAATGTGTTCCATTACCAGAATTTGTAAGAGTTACAAATTGACCAGTTTTAAAGTAATGATCGGGAACAGTTGGCGCAACTTCTGATAATTTAAAGCTGCTGTCATTTAGTGCTGTAACGTAGTAGCTTCTATTTGTGGTTAGTCCTGAAATTGGAATGTTAGTATAACCTTCATAAATGATCAGCTCACCACTCTTAAAGTTGTGTCCCTTCTTATTGATTATATTTGTTTCAATACTAATTCCTCTATAGTCAACGGAAACTTTACGATTTTTATAGCCTTCTCCGGGATCAACTACATTAACGGATGAAACCTTTGTTTTGGGTAGAGCTGAAACGATTCTATGGTTAGCTATTCCACTCGGAGTTAAGTTAATAGTGTTTATACCCGAAATTGCATCAGAATAATTTTTATGCAATTTGATACTCTGGGCATCAACATTAGATGTAAAATATTGAGAGTTTGTTGTCACTCCACTAACTTTAGTTAGCCCATCTGGTTTAAAGATTACCTTTTCAGCGTGGTTAAAGCCGTGAAAGGTGGTAAATCCGATGACATTATTGATAATTGAAGTAGACTCAAAAATAGCAGAGTGTTCAAAAAGACTAATTTCAGCCCTGGCCCTGGCGTTTTTACCATTACCACCAGAAATAGTGATGGAAGGCTCGGAATTAAAATTAAGACCGGGGTTTAATATTCTAATTTCCTTTAAAGAACCGGTTACTTCACAGTTGACTAGAGCCCCAGATCCCGTTTCATCTGTAATCTCAATTAATGGTGGATTGATAACATCATAATCTGAACCGGGAGAAATGACAACAATAGAATCTATTGGCCCATAAAATACAGCATCTTGGGATTTATAGTTTAAAATTTCGACGCCATTATTCAAGATACCAGTATTCCCAACGGGTGTAGGTGTAGGCGATACTGTTGGAATTGGTTTTGCGATTTTCCGGAAAAGCTTTTGGTGGTTTAAAGTTTTACCCGAAAAATCATTATATGAAAGTGTGTTGTTTGTTACGGTTCCCCGAACACTAATGAAAACACCGGCCTTTAAATTTGTTCTACTTGTTGCCAATGAAAAGGAGTCTTTTGTGACTCTCTTGGTATAATAAATTCCTTTTGCAATTCCAAGATTGTTAGAAGTATAATTATAAACTACAACATCGCCTGTATAGAATCCATGATTTGTATAGTTTATTACTGTTCCATCAAAAGTGCCATTTAAATTAATCCCCCGCGCATTAACTTCCAAAGGTTCTTGAAAATAGCTCGGAATAGACGGCGCGGAAACGTAATAGTTTTCGGATGAATCTACATATACATTTTGAACATTCGCCTGATAATTGCCAACATCTGGAAAATCTGTGGTTAAAGCTCTCGCTATTTTCCTCTCAATATAATCAATATTTGAGAAAACTAGTTCACCTTGCCCCTGAACGATAAATGTATTGAAATTTATTTTAGAATAGATTGAGGTTTGCACACTCGCCCCATTTTTATAGAAAATTTTGATTATATCACCAACATTTAGGGAATTCACATCAATTGTTTTAAACTCATACTGGCTCGTCAGTGAGTCTAATAGCCGTATTGATTCTAAAATGTAGCAGTTCGGAATATTGTATAACCAATTTTTTGAGCGAATATCATTACTAAATTTTCCTAAAGATTTTGGCCTTATATTATCCCCCACATTTATTTGGTAAGCATTAAAGCTTTCCTCAAAATCGCCAATAACACCAGTTACACGAACACTCACAATATCTGATGTATTCTGGCCGCTATAACCGTAGGCAAAAGCATTTACCGCAACTGTATCACCAGCATTTAGATCAAGTAGAATGCCGGAACAGCCAAAAAATTGGTTTATAGATTTTGAGCTGTAGTTTATAATAGAATTATCACTCGATAACAAAGAACCCGAGTGTGGAAATCCAACTGTAGAATCTACATCTAAAGTCGTGGCACCAATGAGTGCTGAACTTGTCAGTTGAGTTTTAGGATGAACCGAAAATTCTCCAATTTCATTCGTATTTCGATTAAAATCATAATCTAGACTAATAATATAGTAGGTCTTACCACCACGATTTATTTTTTCTACTTTACTAATTGACCCTGTAGCTTTACTGTAATTTTCTGTTTCATCCTGAAATAAAGTTCTGTTCTCCAGAAGAGACGGGTCACCAAATATAGGCTCAACAACTAAATCTTTTGATACTCTATATTCGGCATCGGATGGTGTGAAAAGATATTCTCTTGGCTTTATTACTTTTACTGGTTCCCCATAAAGAGCCCCAAATAGTATCTCAAACGCCCGAGCTGTACCCTTGGAGGCATAGAAATCTTTTGACCTTTGAATGAAAGTTGTTTGGTTTAATTCATCTGTAAATTCTCGTCCTTCAAAACCTGGAATGAGCTGTTTCTTTAGCTTTTCTAGGAATTTATTAAGGAAAAGAACACTAAGATTTTCTACAATAGTATTGCGCAAATGGCCAGCGGATTCTGATGTTGAAAATTCTAAATCATAGTTCGATGCGCCACAAAATCCTCTTACACAATCAACAAAAGTCGTATCAGTTTTTGAATTATATGTAATAATTTCGGAATCAATCTTTAACAGGCCATATGAATCTGGAAATCCTTTAGTTGAGGTTACTGTAATATCAGTATCGATAAATGAAATGTCTGTACCTAAGACTGTTGACTGTATATTGTTTGTTAGATTTTCTAATTTCGTATATTGATCAATATTGGGAATTAAATCAAACGGCCCTCCTTTATATTCACCAGAAACAAAATATTGCCGTATAAACTCCACCAATAGTGGCGATTCCTCTCTTAGAAAAGATGGAATTTGGCTTTCAACTACAGAGCTTATTTTAACTTTCATTTTTTATCGCGTTGATGTTCCATTTAGATAACTTGAAGATGTAATGAAGCTTGAACCCGATATATCACCACCTGAGGATATATCATCTGTAACCATATTTATCGTAGAATAATTGAGATCCATTTGGAGATATAAGTCTTGTAGTCCTATTACATCGTTTGATTTTGGAATTACTGAAATTTCAATGACATTATTTTTAACGGTTGATAAAATATTTATTGAACTTATTTTAATCTCTCCTGATGTGTAATCAATGGTCCCGACATTATTTCTGATTATAATGGGTGCATCTTTATTGGTGAATAGAAATAATGTACCGGTATATTCATCCGAGGGCCTATCTGATATGTAAACGGTGTCAGAAATTCCACTGACATTAAATCCAGATGACTTTATGTTGTAACCATTGATATTTTTAATGTGAAATGAATTACCGAAACAAGTTTCATAAATCGCAAAGGTATTCAAAACTACTCTTACATCTCTTCTCAATTGAATTTTTGTTATATTTGAGGTTATAGAAGCATGGCTGTCATCAATCAGTTTTTGAAATCTGCTATACTTAAATCTAGCCCCAAAACTGTTCAGGTCATAAGATTTCGAATATTTTTGTATATTGTCCGTCACTATGCTCTTAACATAATCTGGTGATGGGGCAAGATTTGGATTGTAATATACGTTACTGAAGACTTCAATGAAAAGGTATTTAAGATCAATAATTTCGGGAACTATTCCGCTTACCGTGTAAAGCTTTAACTTTTTTTTGAGATTATCTTTAATGCTATTTGGAACGAAATTACCATAAAATGGTTTGATTGTGATGAACACTTTACCATATTGGGGCGGGGATAAAGTCTCACCACCATAAGCGGTTACACTTTCTGTTTCTGGATAAATTCGCGGAATGATTGATTCATAATCCTCAGACGTTACACACCGTCCTTGAGCCGCATAGTTTTTAGGTGCGAGTTTTTTAATTGAATTAATAGATTCAATTTCCTTGCCGCCACTTGATGCAATGTTGGTAGTAATTACAGAAACACCAGATGACACAGATATGTTGTTATTATCTACAAGTCGCCCAATAAATGAAAAAGAAGATACCCCATTAGCATTAGACTCATTAGTAGTAACATATGAAACCTCAATATAATTCTGATTGTTTAGAGCAACCCCAAATATGCCATCACCAAAAATAAGTTCATATCTTTGGTCTTCAATTTCTTGAATGAAAAATATCTTTGAGTTAGAATTTACATTAAAAAGATTATCCGCAACGGTAAACTTATTTGAGGTCGTTGTAGAGATACTATTCCTTACAGTTACTCTTATAGTTGAAGTATCAATTTTTGGATTATCTAAAATATATCTTTGCGGAGGTGCAGGATTCAAAGAATCAACGGTAAAGCTATTAATTACGAATGAGCCTTCAATAATCTCAATTGAATCAAAAAGAGCAATATCATTTACAACCGGTACGGTTATGTCGTTTGCAATAGAAAAGGTATAAGATTCGTTGCCAAATGCCAGAGATGAACAAACAAGGCCCTTTTTCAGTGTCAGTGAGATAGGTTTAGAGGAAAAAGAAGAAGTGTCAACGAAAAAAGAAATATTAGCCCGTGCTGCAGTAGAACTCCTCGGCAAGTAGCCGATTTCTCTGGCGGCGGAAACGACATTTTCTCTTAAAGTCGCACTATCAAGAAATGCCTCATTGGAAAGCATATTTCCAATAAAGGCATTTGTGTAGGTATTATATGCAAGAACGTCTATAATTACCGATAGATTTGAGCCTTCAAAATCATAATCAGTAAAGTTTGAATTGGACCTTAGATACTCTTTTAGAGCTATCCTAATTTGGTCATAATCTAATGTGGTGAAATTGACTATGGGTGATGTAGCCATTAACGTGTTGGTTGAAGAGCAAAGGTTAATTGTTGAGGCTGGGCATCAATTCCGATAATATCATATCTTATGACAACATCGTAGGCATTTTCATCATAATTAGGATTTACGTCAACAGATGATAATGATACTCTAGGCTCATAGTTTCTTATCGTATTATCAATTTCACTTTGAATATTAGAAGCAGTAGATTCGGTTAGGTTTTCAAATAAGCTTCTAGAAACACTACATCCAAGATTACTTTGAAAAAATCTCTCACCCTGTAGTGTATATACTAGATTACGAATAGAGCGAGATATTGCCGTTTCATTTTTTAGGACAATAAGATCGAATGTTAAAGGGCTAACCTTAAAGGAAGAAGAAATGTCTTTAAAAGATTGGCTTTTTCGCTCTACTGCCATTATTATAAAGTAATCATTATATCTATTTATTAGCCCAATAAAACTTTTTCTTTATCTTTAGTTTCACTGCGTTCAAATAACTCTGTTTCTTCTTCTAGAGAAGATTCCATGAATTCTTCACTGTCTACTTCTCGGATTAATTTTAGTTGTTCCATTGTAATGTCTATTGACTGATCCTATTTAGCTAAATAATGTTACATTGATGAACTAAAATGGAAAGCGTAGATTTTAAGGGTTTGTATGAATCTTATAGAAGTGTTTATACTGAAGAAGTAGAGGAGCTTGATGAGATGAAAGAGGGCTATACCGATCCAAAATTCAATAGAAAAGAATATTTAGCCAAACTCTCAAAACGGGGTGGCATGGGGATGGGCACGAAAGAAGATCCTCATGGTTATAGAGACCCTAAAATGGCTAAAGTTGGTGCAGAATTTGTAAAAAGGACAACTGCACGATCCAAGTCAAAAAAGTCTGGAGAGCCCGATGAATATAAAACTGAAAAGGAATCGCAATCAAAACTGAGATCTACCAATGAATCCACCGATCTATATGATCTAGTTCTAGAATATCTTCTTGATGAGGGTCTTTGTGAATCCGTTGAAAATGCCGAGATTATGATGGCTCATATGAGCGAGAGTTGGGTTGATGCTATTGTTGAAGACTATAAATCCGCTAAATGAATTAAAAAGTAAAAGCCCCCAAATCGGGGGCTTTTACTTTTTAATGTCAACCTTGCCCGCGATAACGCTTTCGGGCCTTATTTGAGCTAGTAGAAGCATATTTTGTATGCTTTCCATCGCCCTGTCTAGACTTCTTTGGTCTAGATTGAATGTCGCTTGAACTCTTTGTCTTTGCTGCCATGGTTTTTTCTCCTAAACGTAATTAAAATCTACTTTGTCTTCATCAATTTCGCCTTTATAGGCTTTTTCGGCTAATTCAACTAGTATAACAAGAGATTCCTCTTCAGATACCTGTTTGTGAATTACCTTACCGTCGTATAGAATGTTAATCATTTTTAAATTGCGAAAGTCTTTTCGTGGCCAACTCTAATTCGTGGATCTACCCACACTGGAATCCCTTTTTCTTTTGCGGTCAAGCAGAAGCCAACATCTTCACCGCAATAATCAACAATCTCACCATTATTAAAGGTCTGGAGCAACGGCGGCCACCAGGGATATTCCATACTCTCAAATACACCCTTTTGAACCATCAGCCAACCACCACCAACATAATCACAAGTAAATGGCTTCTTGCGCGATAGCATAGTTTCAATCTTTTCCATATTCATCATTCCTTTGTTCTTGACAAATTCATCGGATTCCAACCAAAATGCACATGCGGTATGTTCGCGGTCTTCGGTTGAATACCAACCAGATGCAATAGCCCTAGTCTTAGATTGATCAATATGTTGATGTAATCCTAGTAGTTTACCTTCATCATCTCGCACCTCATCGTATGTAACCGCCTCATCCGGGAGAGCAAGATCACATAATTGCCAAAAATTCTCTGGAGTGAATGCAATATCGCTATCAATCCACATTTGATAATCATATTCTATTTGGCCCTGCCAAGGAACCTGATGTGGGCCGGCTAGTACATTAGCCCCGAGAACCTTACATCGGGCAAAATTTACCATACTGCTATAATCTTGTTGAATATGCAATTGCATATTATTCTGGGCAATTTGAAAACACAACTGCACGAAATTTTTTAGAAAGTTATAAGAGCAACCTCTTCCAGGTAGACATAAAACTATAGATTTACCCTGCATCTTTTGCTTGATTTTATTATAATCCCATTCAGGCTCAGCAACTGTTGGTTGCCTCTCCTTAATTTGAAACCCCTTTGCCATATTGTTTGCTTTTGCAATAATGCGTCCTATATAGGTGCTCTTCAAACATAAATAATTTGAAGAACGTAGAGTAAATGAATGTCTATTGATACTGCCGAACTGAAGAAGCTCATTGCAAAGAAGTCCGCTAAATTGAGTAAACCACCAGCTCACGGAAAGACAAATAGAACCCAAACAGATGAGGCTGAAAGAGAATTTAAGAGTGAACGTGATAAGTTAATGAAAGAATACAAAGAAATCGTTGCAGATATTTTATTCAATGAGGGTTTTGTTGATTCTCAGGAATCTTTGAATGTGATTCTTAATGTTATGAGCGAGAGTTTTATTGAAAACTTAGCCAGGAATTCTAAATGAAAACTTTTGATGAATTTATCAATGAAGCTAAGCACGGAGCGAGTAGTTCAAGAGAAAGAAGGCAACAAAGGGGTGAAAATCTTTCAAAAATTCTAAAGAGAAGAATGGGGACTAGGGCCAAAATCCGGGGTGGAAGTGATGAACATATTCACACAACTTCTGATCCAGATGATGTCTCAATAGAGATTAGAAAATATAAAAATCCCGCGCATTATGCGGCAGGAGAAACTCCAAAAGTCAATACTATTAATGGTAAAAACGTAGTCGTTAAAAATTCGGAAAGAGCATTTAGGGCAAATCAACTAAGAAAGCAAGTAACCAAGAATCGTAGAAACCCAAAGGGCGCAGTATTTACCACTGATATTGTTCCAAATTTAGAAAGAGGTCACGGGGATTTTGAGAATATCAAAAAGAGAACTCAAAATCTCAAAAAGGCTGTTGAAAATGTTCCAAGAGAAATTAAAAAGGCCGGGGCAAAGTCTGGTGATGTTGTTATTGGAAAACCTGGACAAACTCAAAGTGGTGGTCCAGAAAAAGCCGGAAGAAATTCCAGAGCTAAGTTATATAAAAAGCTACTTCCCAATGCCAGTAAAATGAGCCCCGTTACAAATCGTATGATGGGTAAAGTAGAATGAA